CCGCTGAACGTGACGGTACTGTTTGCGGAAAGAGTCGTGTGCGCACCAGAGGCAGGCGTCGTTGCGCCGATTGCCATGCCGTTCAGGCCGGTCGAAGTAAACGTGCCGATGCTCGCCGCGCTAATTGCAACGCCAATGACGTTCGCGGTCGAACTATAAAAGCCCGAGGTCGAACCCGATGCCGTCACGATTGAAGGCAACGACGCCGTTCCCGCAGAGGCGGTAAGCACGCCTGATGCCACGATGGTTGTGAAAGAACCCGTAGAGGGCGTCGTCGCGCCAACCGTGCCGTTGATGTTGATCGAGGCCGTGCCAGTCAAGTTCGTAACCGTGCCCGACGATGGCGTACCCAATGCGCCGCCATACAGAACAGGCGCACCCGCAGAGCCAGTCGCAACCGCGAGCGCGGCAGCAATGCCAGTGCCAAGGCCAGTAATCGAGCCGATTGCCGGGGTGACTGTCGTGTTTCCAGCAGCGGTCAACCGGCCTTGTGAATCAACCGTGAACGTGCCGACTTGCGTAGCCGACCCATACGAGCCGCCAGTGACAGTCGTGTTTGCAAGCGCAATCGTGACCGCGCCCGAGCCGTTATAGCTTGTGCCGCTCAGTCCCGTTGAAATTGTCAGCGTCGAAATATTTGAACTGATTACGCCGGTCGTGGAGTTGTACGAGAGCGCACCCGATACGCTCAGGCCAGCGCGAGCCAGGGCAAGCGTCGTGTAACTCGCGTCATTCGTAAACGCCGAGACGTTCGTCGGCTTGCCTGTTAGATCAGAGTACGCGCCGGTCGCCGCAACCGTAGCAAGACCCATATTGCTTTGTGCCTGCGCCTGGTTTCCTGAGGTCAGCGATTGCGCAATGTCGTATCGAATGCCACCAGATACCGCCGTCGTGGCGCTTGCAGCCGCCGAGGCAGCAGATGACGCCGCAGCAGTAGCCGAGGCCGCAGCAGCCGAAGCATTGCCAGCCGCGCCGTTGATCGCCGTCAAATCCGCTGCGACCGCGTTGATGTTGGTCAGATCAGCCGCGACGTTGTTGATGGCCGTCAGGTCAGATGCAACGCTGTTGATATTCGTCAGATCAGCCGCAATGCTGTCAAGCGCCGTCTTGTCGGCATAGAGCGCGTTGAGTGCCGTCAAGTCTGCAGCCAGTGCATTGAGCGCCGTTAGATCGGAATTGATCGCAACAATCGCAGAATGATCGCCAGCAACAGTCGTTATGATCGCGTGATCGCCTGCGACGGTATCAATGTTGGTCTTTGCACCGGCAACGATGTTGATGTTGGCAAGATCAGCGCCAATCGCATCGAGCGTTGCTTGATCCGCGTACAGGGCATTGAGCGCTGTCAGGTCAGCCGCCAATGCCGTGATGGCCGCATGATCGCCTGCCACGGTATTAATCGCCGCGTGATCGCCTGCAACCGTCACGATGGCCGAGTGATCGCCTGCGACAGTCGCAATGTATGCGTGATCGCCAGCAACCGTCAGGATCGAGGAATGATCGCCAGCCACCGTATTGATGGCGGTAATGCCAGAACTAACCGTGTTGATTGCCGTCAGATCGGCAGCAACCGTGTTGATCGTGGACAAGTCGGAGGCGACGTTGTTGATATTCGTCAGGTCGCCAGCGACGTTGCCGATGTTCGTCAGCGCCGATGCAACTGAATTGATATTCGACAGGCTTCCGTAGACCGCAACAAACCCGGCATTCGACAATACGCCGGTCGCGGTCGCAGCCGATGCCGCAGCCGCCGTAGCGCTTCCTGCCGCAGCCGTGGCGCTCAGTGCCGCAGCCGATTGCGAAGATGCGGCAGAGGCATCGTAGTCGCCCCAGGCCGTGCCGTTATAGATGCGGAACTTGTTTTCTGTCGTGTTCTCGTACATCAGGCCGGAAACGACACTGATGGAATACGTCGTGGCGAACGTGACCGCAGCGGAATCGGAGGCAAACGCGCCAAGAAACACGCCTCGAAACGATGCGAGAAGAGCCGCCGTATTGGTCGCAGAACTTGCCGCACTCGTTGCGCTTCCAGCCGCAGCGCCTTGACTGGTTGATGCCGCAGCAGCACTGGCAGATGCCGCAGCAGCACTGGCAGATGCCGCAGCAGCTTGGGCCGTCGCAATTCCCGCCTCAGTCGTTGCCGTTGCCGCGCTTGCCGCCACAGCGGTAACGGCAGCAGCAGCCGTGCTGGCTGATCCAGCCGCAGCGCTTGCGCTTGCCGCCGCCGCCGCAGCCTCAGCGACAGCGACAGAACCGGCAGCAACAGCATCAGACAGAATCAGTTGGCCGCTTGTCATGCCGGGATAAGGCGGAAGTTCGGCAATTTCCCAAAGGTTTGCGCTTGTGGTGTTCGGCACAACCGCATTGACCAACAGGCTCTTGCCGTTCGGCGATTGAATCTTGACCGAGTACATGGATTGCGTCGAACCCAACTGGTTCGGCCAGAGGGAAATCGTGCATTGCCCTGTCGAATCCGTCGTGCCAACAACCGGCTGAGGCACCAGATACCCATCGTAGACATCAAACTGATTCAGTTTGGCCGTGATCGTGGCACCGGCAACAGGTGCGCCGGTATCGTCAAATACTGCGCAGAGTACGTTGCAAGTCGGCTGAGTCATCGTTCATTCCTTCAAATCTTCGCCGTGCTCGGAACAGCAGCATTAAACGGGGTGGCAGTGAGGTTCGGATTGCGGCCTTGCTCATTGGCGATCTTCACGCCAAGAAGGTTTGCAAACGCCTGATAGTGCGCGACGGCAAGTTGGCCGTTTTGAGTTTCGGCGTCTTTTGAGTAGGCCCGATGCAACACGTATTCGAGCAGCGCATTCTTGTAGATGTCGTCAACCGTGAGCGCATCGCCTGCCGTGCTCAATGGCGTGGGCAGAAGCGAATAGATGATGTCCACGTACCAGGCTGTAGCCGGGGCTTTGCGATACGTGAAAAACACCTTTGGATCACGAACGTCGTATGAGTAATGCTTGATGTACCCATCGCTTGCCGTGGTGCTCCACGTAGGCTCAACCGCGTCAAGCATTCGCTTTGAAGTGATCGTGATCGGAAGCCCTGGCGTCGCGCCATCAGCACCCATGTTGCGCGTGATGTCGATCAGTTCAATCGCCGTTTGCGGTAGCGTGTGCCGTGTGGCACCAGCGGTTAGCTGAAACGTGCCGTTGTACGTGCAAGCCTCGGGTTTGAGGATGACCAGCTCGCGCAGGCCGTCATTGAGGTAGGCCAGCAGATCAGTGCCAGGCCAGCGCGTGCCAGGCACATCCTTGAGCGCCAAGGCAGCATCGCCAATGATCGTCGTGCCGGTAATTGTTCCCATTTGCGCACCCGATCAGCAGAGTTTCGGACGCGACCGCACGCGGCCCCGGCCAAATGCGTGAGCCGCTTGCGCAGCGAATGTCCCAATCTCAGCCTCGAACCGTTCGCGGAAAAACTCTGCACGCTCAGGATTCGACCAGACTTCGCCCTCGTAACTCATGAGTTCTGCAAGAGCGCCGTCAGTGAACGCACGGCGATACCGCAAATACTCGTCGGGGAATAGCGTCGCCGTGTCCGAAGGGCTGACCGAAATGCGAGCCGTAATCGTCACATCGCTTACCGGAATCGGGTAGAGCCGCACGGAATTGGGCACCATCTGCACGATTCCCGTTGACTGTCCCTGATGCGTCATCCAGTTGTCTTTGAAATCCGCGTCCATTCCCTCCGCCGTGTAAACGGCCAGCGGCCAGGCACCGTTCCAAGCCTTCTCGATTCGCACCGGGAATTGAGTCGAAACGTCAGCCATCAGATCGAATTCCGCCGTGTTGGCCGGGACAAGGATCGGATCAAGCATGACCTTCCAGACACGCGAGCGACGGAAGAAATCAATAGCGGCCCGACGCAACTCGTTTTCTACAAGAGGCGCAGGGCATCCATGAATCCGACCCATCATGTCCGGAAAAAGGTCAGACCATGCCGCCATCGTTACTCAGCCTTGCGAGGCGGATTGGTCGAAGGAGGCGTGTTGCCCTCGATTGGCAGCGCCGTCATATCGGCGTCATCCTCTTTTTCCGCTTCTGGCTCAGGCTCAGCCGGAGGATTGGCGGTAGCGGCCAGCGCAACAGCGGCTTCAAAGTCTGCAGGATCAGCCGGGTAGAACAGGCCACCGGCCAGCAGATGCGCAACCGTCTCTTCGTGCCCAATGTCGCCGGTCAGATCGCCAGCATCATCCTGCACGAACGTATACGATTGGCCGTCTTTGCCTTCAACGATGACCGTGCCATCCATGCGCGGCTTGATCGAGGTTTGCAGTTTCATCTTGCACCACTCCAAAAAAGAGAGGGGGAAGAATCCCCCTCTTTAAAGGCGTCGAAACGCCAAGTCACCAGGGAGAAAGCGGTTACATCAGTACGAAGTGTGGTAGACCAGCGTCACGCCAAGCGCACCGGCAACAGCCGTCGCAGCCGCCGCCGTCACCTTGACCATCAGCTTGCGGTCAACTTGCATTTCGTTGACGCGTGCAATGGCGGCATTGAGCGAAGGAGCCACGCCACCGGCACGCGCGATGGTGATGCCCGAACCCCAGGCACCGCCGCCATCGTTCGGATCGGTAGACAAATCCGTACCGGCTGCGTTGAGCAGGCCAACCGAAAGCGTCAGCAGAGGCGTGCCGTTGCTGTCGAGCGCATCGGAGTCGATATGGCACGAAACCGGAACGCAGCCAGCAGGCAGGACGCCGACTTGCCCGAGCGTGTTCAGCGCCAGGTCAGCCGTCGTGATCGCAATCGGGAAACGAACTGCAACCAGTTCGCTTCCTGCGGGATAAATCATCGGCTTGCGACCGCCGATGAAGTCATTGGAGTTTACGAAGGACATGAGGTTTCTCCTTGAATTTGAGCCGTTGGATTAGCGCGATGCCGCTGCGGTATCGAGCGAGAAGACGCCGAAATCTTGCGGCCCGGCATCAGTCGAGAACGTGACCTTCTTGATGCCGAAAACTGACGACGTTGTGATAACCACTTTGTCGCCGTTGTCACGAGTTTCCTCGTGCCAGTCGTAGCGCAGGTTCGTGCCCGGCGACCCGAAGGCGACAACCGCCGCCTGCGAACCCATGAACAGAGCGCGTGCGGCTTGCACGTTTGCACCCGAGCCAGCATTCGCAAAGTTGATGACGTTGCGATGGCTGTGCAGGATCACGCCGCGATACATGCCGAGCGATCCCCGGAAGATCGGGTTTGCCTGGCCTTGAGCAGCCGCAGCGGCTTTCTGGATGTCGATCCATTGGCCGGTACTGGTGTTGCTGCGCAGGTCGTCTTCCTGAAACGTGTGCATCACGCAAACGAAGGTTTCGTTGCCGTCCATCTTGCACGGCTGCAGAACCGGGATGTTCGTTGCGCCGCCGCCCTGCGAATCGGCCTTGGTCTTGGCGCGGTCAACCAGTCGCAGATCGAACTTGTCGGTTGTTGCGATGTTGTTGAACGCGGTAGCGACACCGCCAAAAATGTTGTGGTTGCTGTCGGGCGAAACAAACGAGTTGTTTGCGCGACCCGTGTAGGCAGTCGGCAGGATGAAGTTGGCATTGACGCCGCGAGCGCCGGACAGGTAGACGAAGCAAAGTTCGTCCATCAGACGCGCCCACCAGGACGACTGTTGGCGCTTGGCCTTTTCACGCAGGTCATGCAGCGTGCGCTTGCGCGTCATGCGGCCACCAGTGTTGACGCCGCAGCGAGCCTGGTCGATGTAGATCACATCGGTATAGAACTTCTGGCCCTCTTCCTTACCTTCGAGGATGTCTTCGCCTTCGACCGGGGCCATCTTCAGTTCGGCCAACAGATCGTAGGAGATCATTTCGCCAGCGTCCGATTCCAAGTCCGTCAGGATTTGAATCGGCACCTCAGCCTCGGCACCGCGTGCCATGAAGCGCTGATTGAAGTAGGATTTTTGCGACTGGTCATAGGCCAGAAGACCGGCCCACCGCTTGACCGCTTTCGGGTCATTTACGCCAATGATTGTGCGTGCCATTTACGTGCTCCTAAAAAGTTTACGAACTCTTTAGGGCACGTCCTGCGCCCATCAATTTTTGCAACTTAGACTGCAGATTGCCATACTAGGCACGAAGCCCTCAACATCAAAACAACAATACTTCAGCCCTGCTTTTGCTCTTCCGCAGACTTGCGCTTGATGCGAACATCAGGGCTTGCCGTTACTCGCAGCCGCGCAGCTTGGCCGCTCTTTTTCAATACCTCAAGCGTGGCGATGCCGTGAATGTCCAAGACATCGCCAGGCTTTACATCAACGACCAAAGTTGACCGGCCCTGTTGCATCATTGCCGCGCGTACCGCTCGCGTTGTGCTGGCGTCATCTTGGCAATCGCGGCTTCAAGCTGCTCGCCTTCGAGTCGATCAAGATTTGCAAACTCGCCATCCACGTCGCCGGGGCCATCGCTTCCCGGCACCTGAGCCAGCGTCTTCGGCGCAGCGCCAATCGGAGGCTTGCGACGCGCGGCAGGATCAGCGGAAGGATCGGCAGGCTTCGGCGCTTCCAGTCCGTGCAGCGCCTTGACGCGCTTGTTTGCCTCGTCAAGAAACCAGTCCATTGACTTGTCGGCATTCTCGGGCTTTTGCGCGAGCGACTTCACGAACAAGTCAAGATCAGCCGCCTTGACCGCATCTTTGCGGTAGTCGATTCCGCCATCCTCAGCCGCGTAGCGATTGAGTGCAGATGCCACCGACCGCTGCCAAAGCTGATCCTGAGTCTGCGCCTGCATTTCGGTCGATACTTCGGCCTTGGTGCGCTGGCGGTTCAACTCTTCGCGCTGCAAGATAAACTCACTGCGCTTGTCTTCGTACTCGTCAAAGTCAAGCGTGCCGTCTTTGAATTGCGCCTTGAGCGTGGCTTCTTGGGTGTTGATTTCCTTGATGCGATCATCGAAGTCGGCAGGCGCTTCGGCCTTGTATGCCGGGATGAATGGCGCATCGTCTGCCTTGGCGGCAGGCTCAGGCTTTGCGGGTGTCGTGTCTGCCGCAGGATCGGCATCGACCTTGGCCGGTTCTGGCGTCTTGGGCGCTGTTGCAGCCGCAGGATCAGGCTCGCCGTCGTCGTCATCGTCGGGATCGGCAGTATGTCCCGCGTCTTCCTCGATGATTCCCTGCATCGCCGCCAATTCCTCGGGGCTATATTCCGTGTCGCTTACTGCTGCCCGTTCCTCGGGCGTCAGTGTCGCCAACTGCTCTTCTGTCAACGTACTCATGCGCGTTGCTCCTTGCTCTCACTGGTTGAAAAAACTGTCATTCCGCTTCGGCACCCTCGTCGTCGGACGCGATTGATGCGACCTCCATCATCTTCGACTTCGCCAATTCCTGTACCTTCTTGTAGCGCTTCGGGTCTTTGCGAATCGCTGCCGCCGTCAGAAGGGTTTGCAGATCGGATTCGACGCGCCAATCATTTTCGAGCGCCGCATTCGATTCGATTGCCGCACGTTTCTTGGTTGCCATATCGGTACTCCTTGATCTGAATTCGGTTGATTTCGCTACATTGCCATACTAGGCACGGCTTTCGTCTTGCTGATGCTCAAATGCAAGGCTCGCCTCGAAGTCGGCCTGCCGCTGCGCAAGAGCCAGCTTGGCCGGGCCATTTACGTGCGCCGTGATGGTTTCCATGTCTTCCGTGTCGGCAATCTCATTGCAGCCATGCGTTTGCCAGAACCATCCGGCAGACAGTGCGGCATAGCGTGGCGTGCAAAGCGCCTCGGGATTCGATACGAAGAAGTCAACGCCAAGCGCATCGCCGCACGCCTTGTAATTCGCTTGCCAGGTCAACTGGATCAGGCCGCGACCATGAAACCCGTTGTAGAGTTTCATGCTCAGCGCGGAAGGATTGCGAGCGAATGGGATCGCTGAGGCAGGCGTAGGGAAGACTCGGGGGAAGATCAGCGCGAGCCTGGCAGGATCGCTGTAGTAAAGACCCTCTTCGACCGCCGCAAGGTGCATAGATTCGACGGCGACGGTAGCCAGAAATGCCGCGATGCGGTCATTCGTGTTTATCTCGAACCGATCCATTGCCTCGTTGATGCCGCCGATATACTTTGCCGCATCTGCATCGGTTGAGCCGGTCTCGGCCTTGAGCGAAAGAGTGTCAATCATTGAACCGCTCCCTGTCGGTTAACCCATTCTCGAAGCGACACATATTTCTGTGTCGTTATCGCGCAGTCGGCAGCAAGTACATCGTAGGCGGATCGGTCATAATTTCCGCTGGCGGCTGAGGAAACGATGGGCACGTTACCGCTACCGGAATTGGCGCTTGGCTTGCGCAGCCGGTCAGCATACAGAGCATGAATAGCATCAATTTTCGACTGGTACGCATTTGAAATCCCCTCAGTGATTTGTTGCGTGGTTGAGATATGCACTGCCTGTAGTTCATCGACCTTTGCCGCGTGGATGTCCTGAAGGCTTTGGATGTCAGCCGCGTGCGCAGCCTGTTGCGCCTTGTGTGCCGCATCGGCATTCGCCTGCAGCGCGGCCATCTTCGATTCGTAATCCTGAGTGACTTGAGCCGTTACCGTCTGATGGCCTGCGATGATCGCCTTGTTTTTGGCCTCTGCCGCCTCGCCAGCCGCCCTGACCTCGGACTGAAACGCGAGGAACTTGTCGTGCTCAGCCGCGTAGCCATTGTGGTGCCCGACGCCAAACGAGATTACGTTCGACACGATGAACGCTAGCACGACGCCAATAATCACTGTTGGATTCAGACCAAGCATCACGATTCCTTTTGCGTTGCCGCTTTGAGACTGACGAATGCGCCTGCGCCACCCAAGACCGCCGCACATCCGATTCCCAACTGCGAGAAATCAATCGGGCTTCCGTGGGAGATATGCAAAAACGCCGCGCCAAGATAGCCAAACACTGCCGCAATACCGCAAACCCTTGCAGCGCAATAGGTCTGGTTGTCATCTTCGGTGAGGATGTCGCGGAATGCTTTGAACATCGCTCACACCAGGCTCTTAAACCATGCCTTGATGCGCTCGATTTCGGTCGCAGGGATCGAGGCGACCTCTGCAGGCACGGCAGCAACCTGAGCCTCAAGAGCGGAAACCTCCGCCTGAGCGTCAGTCACGACGGACTGAGCCGCCGCAAGTTTCGCGCGAGCCGCGTCAAGATTGGCCTGGATTTGTTCGGCAAGTGTCGTCATGGTGAATCTCCTTTCGTGTCCGTTAATGAAATCGAAGTCGTTTCGGCCAACCCTTTCAACCGCTCTTTACAGGTGTCCCTTGGGCAGAGTTAGTTCGACAGGCTGCGTGTTCGGCGCAACAAACCGAACCACTTGCGTTCCAAAAATCGCAAACACCCCAACTACCCCGGCAATCACCCAATTCCGCACCATCTTCAGCGCAGGCATTTCCTGCTCAATCGCGCGAATCTGCTTTTCCTGCTCGTCAATCGCAATAAAGGCACGCGCCATCGACTCGCGCGTTTCCGTGTGCTTCTGCTCAAGCGACACCAACAGCTTCATGCTCTCGGCGTTGTCCTGCATCGTCCTGGTGATCGCCTCAAGATTCTTCTCGATCTGCTGCAGCCGATACTGCGTCAGCGCATCAATCTGACGCCGGTCGTTAAAAGCCAGCGGGTCATGATCCGATTCGCTCATTTAACAGACTCCATTTTTTGCTTTCCCGAATCAATCATCGCGTCCCAATTCAAAAGACCATCAGGCGAACGGCATTGAGCACGATCAGCAAAACGATGACCATACCGACGATAAAGATTGGCTTGCGCGGATCGTCGGGAGGAATCATCGTTCTGCCCATTCAATAAGGATTTCGCACAAATCATTCCATACTAGGCACGCCGCCCAAGTACTTTTCGCCTAGGCTATTTCGCCGCCGTTGGATTCAGTTCACCCTTTGCGTTCTTTGCGGCCAGCACTTCATCGAGGCGCTTGTGCAAGGCATCAATCTTGGCATCGCTTACCGTCTGGATCGCGGCAACACGCTCTTTGGCATCGGCATTGATCCTGGCGACTTGAAGTTGCGTGTTCGCGTCGCGGTCGATCTTGATGGTGCGGTTTGCCAGTTCGGATTGCGTCTTGCGAAGTTGCTCGCTCACGCGCTCGATTTCATCTGACGCCTGCTGGCGAACCTGCATGATGGCCTGTTGCATGGCGGCAACCTGAGAATCCTCAGGCGGCATTCCAAGCGCGCGCGCCTCGGCTTCCAGTTTGTCGGCCTCGGCATTGATCTGACGAACCTTTGCCTGTTGCTCTTGCAGCGCCGTGATTGCGCTTTCACGCTGGAATTGCATCGCCTCAGCCTGTTGCTGCATCTGCTGCTGCATCTGCTGAGCCTCTTCAGGCGTGGGCTGCTTGTTCGGATCACGATCACCAGTCAGTTTGCGGATTGCATCGGCGACGGCATCATGGTTCGGCAGGTCTGAGAAGTCCATCGCAATCGTCATAAGGCGCAGTGCGACCTCTGGCGGAAGTCGGGTAGCCAACTGATTGAGCGAATCGAACATGACCTCGCGCATGGTTCCCGCGTAATCCTTCTCGGAAACCACGAAATCAGCCATGCTGGCCGTGATGTCGTTCAGGTAGCGCACGCTTCCGTCAGGTTGACGCTCGGGCTGATTGATTGTCAGCCATTCCGGTTTGCCCTTGGCACCAGTCAGGCGGATTACCTTCTCTTCCGTGTAGAACTGCTCGACAAGGCTCAACTGTTTCTCACCCTGAATCTGCGTGGCGTAGCGCAGATTGTCAAATGGCTCTGTCGTCACGACTGAGCCTTGCAACTGCCGAGCGCTGATGGCGGTTCCCGACACCGCATTGGTCTGACGCCCAAGATTCTCGTCAGAAACCCCTGCGGATTTCTGGATTGAATTGGCGTCCATCGTCATCATTTCAATCTGGCCGTTCGCGGCTTCCGTGTCGCGCCGTACCTCGATCTGCTTGCCAGGCTTCTTGATAATCAGGCCATCAGGACGATCAACCTCGTCGCGTAGCTGTTCCCAATCTTCAACCGCGCCCTCGTCGGCGAAGATTTGGTTTGTGTTCAGCATGAAAAGCGCCTTGCTCGCACGCTTGTTCAGGTCTTGCTGAATGTCCCGCACCCGACGAATGGCACCGTATGGCAGGCGGTCGCGGCTTCTGCGGTAGCACCAGACCGGGGTAAGGCTGAATCGGTTGTGCCGGAAGATGCTCGGATTGGCAGCGATCATGTGCTGTTCCGTGAAAACGGCAACATGCACGCGCATCATCACGCGATCCACGATTGAACTGTTTGATTGCACGATGGCATCAACAAGCGCCGTGTCGTGCGGGTTGAAGATCGAGCCTTTGAGGGGGCCATGACTGACGACCTTTACCGTCGTGGGCTTTCTGTACTGGCACTCGATCAGGCGAATCCGGCGACGTCGGGCATCCTGCAGGTATCCGGTTCCTGAGGCATAGATGACACCAGTGCGCATGTTCAGCAGGTCTTGCGTGCTGTACCAGTTTTCCTCTTCCCATCCATCCGTGTTCTTTTGCGTCGCCTCTTGCACGCCTTGGCGGATCACGTTGGCACGATCAGGAAACATCGCAATGGCAATGTCCTCGTCAACCCATCGCCAGCGAAAGAGATACCGCGCGTCAGACAGATCAAGTTCATATGAGGCGGAATCCCACAGCACTTGACGCCAATCCTCGTACTTGGAATAGACAATATCCTCAGTAGGATCGTCGCGCACGCCGTCGTCAAGCCAGCCAACCCCGACCTTGACCGCATCGGCAAACGCTCGGCTGCGGGTAAAGACAACGTGATTGATGTCCGATACGTATTTCATGACCTTGGTCTTGATGTCGGCCATATCGACATCGGCCTCATTGCGCGGCAGGATGTTCCAATCAACGCGCGACCGGCGCTCTGTACCGATCAACCAGTCAATCATTGGCGCAACTTCGTTGTAGACCAGCGGCATTTGACCGCGATCACGCAACTGCGTTGAATCCTCGGGGTCCCACTGCATGTTGTCGTAGAAGTCGGCATCCATCGCCATTTCCATGCGATTAAGCGATTGCCTGCCCTTCTCGTAGAACCACCACTGCAGGATTTTCTTTAACTCTTCCCGCGCCTCGGGCAAATCCATTGGGTGCTGTTTTACCGTGTCAAGATCGGTTTGCGTCGAATTCATTGTTTCGGCCTGGCGATCAAAGTAATCGTCGCCAGGTGCTGCGTGATTCGTATTGACGTCGAAACTATCCATAGGTCGCGCCCTCCGTTTCGATCTTGATGTCTTCCTCGGTCAGCGTCTTGCCATCTGCCTTGACCTCCATCCGGCCAAAGCTGGCGTCGTGAAACTCCCTGGCCGGAGAAGACGGCATACGGATCAAATCGGGCAAACCCTCATTGATGATCGTGGCGATGCGAACCCAATTCATCTGGCTTGGCTCAAGCCCCAAAACATCGCAGGCAACCGGGCATTGATGCGCCAGGTATTTCGGATCGTCATACTTGAAAGCCGCGCTCTCCATGACGACGTACCATGCGGTATCGCGCCGATGGGCCGGGATCAGGATCATGGCCCGTTCGTCGTTCATCCATGTGTAGACGGCGAACAGATCGCCATGCTTTCGCGTTAGATGCGCTTTGCGCAAGTCAAGAGAAACGCCCAAGATTGGCCTCCGATGTCCAGTTGGCAGGTTGCCATACTAGGCACGCCATCGACTATCAGACGGCCATTGGCGATCCTTTGCGCCTAAATACGGACGGACGCGGGGCCGCGACGTTGAAAGTTGTACCGGCATCTGCTACCTGGCCGAACTGGCGGAAGCCGTCGGCACCGTGGCTGTCGTCGTTGTGCAAAGGCTCGACCATCCAACAGCCGCGCGTCTTGTCCCACTGCTTGCGGTAGTTCGTAAGGCGTCGAATTCCGTCTTTGCAGCCCTCTTCAGAAAACCAGCAAGAGGAAAACACATTGCGCGTGGCCTGGATACCAGTCGAAATGCTGAGCACGCGTGGGACTACCTCGAACCTTTGGCCTGGATACAAGTCCTCAAACATTTCCTTTATCGTGCGATTCGTTTCCGACGTTGCCCCCATGCGTTTGTGATCCGTTTCATGCGGCAGATAGTGCGTGCCGAAGATAAATCCGGTCTTTTGCAGGTATTGGACGTAGTGCGCAACATCCTCGCCGCTCGATTCGTAGTACTTGATCCACCGATTCTCAGGCCCAACACGCTGATGAAACCATACCGTCGTCATATCGCCTCGACCGATGTCCCAAAAGGTGTTGACCGGCACCGATTCAATAGGCAGAGTCGGCAGGATTCGCCCTTGCGTCCTGGCATTCGCCATCTGAGTAGCGTAGTAACAGCCCTCGGTCGATACCTGAAACGCCTCTTGTGGCGTGCTCGGGTACTCCTGCCACATCAACGGCGCTTCATCGGCGAAGTCTGCACGCCGCGTCGTCACATACCAGGCACGCTGTCCGGCGCTCAGCTTGCGGCCAATCTTGCTTTCAATCTCATGGAAATACTTTTGATCGACTTCGGTCAGCACGACACCAGCGGGATCAATGGTGTACTCAGGGGCCATCCACCAGGCAAAGAAAAAGAATTTCCAATCTTTCTCGGTCAACGGCATGCTTCGCTCTTGCAGTGCCATTGCGGCCTGAGTCATATCGTAGAACTTGCCGTCTTGCCCTTCAGCGGTCGATTCGATCATGCAAATGCCCGACTTCGGCACGGCAGGTATCGAGCCGGTGACGACCTCCTTGGCCTTGTCGGGGTATTTGGCGCAGATTTTCCCGAACTCGCTGATATGCAGCCGGTGGATGGTGCCAGAGCGCATCGACGTGGCGACGCGCACGGACGATCCATTGTGCTCGAAAAGAAGTTCAGACGCGGAATCTCGCTTGAGCGGGAATGCCTGCTTCAGCGTTTCATGCAAATGGTCATAGGCGAACTTCACCTTGTCGCGGAAGATAACCTCCGCATCCTCCCGGCTGTGCGCGATGATGCCGCAGCGAATCGGGTCTTTGGAAAACAATGCGGTATCGAGCCAAAGGATCGCAATGAATGTCGTCATGCCCAACTGCCGGGCCTTCAGGATCAGATTGCGCCAGTGCATCCGTGTGAATAGCCGAAGCTGAGCACGGTTCGGCTTGAAATCAACCACAAGATCATCGCCGTCGTCTCCCTTCGTGATGATCTGGTACAGATTTGCCAGCCGCCAGGCAGGGTTATCGAGATTTGCCGTCAGCGTGGCGACGTCCATTTCTGCCATCAGTCTTCCGCATCGTCATCAGGCAGGCCAGAACCGGAGGCAGGCTTTGCGACTTTTCCGGCCAGTGTTTCGAGCAATTCGGTCACTGGATTTTTTTGCTTGTTGTCGATTTCAAACAATCCCTTGTGCTTGTAAAGACGCTCAAGGGCAGAATTCTTGTCCCAAAACTTGTATTCAATCGAGCCGTCTTTGGTGAATTTGACGCTGGAAACAGCCCTAGCCGTATCGTCGTCTAGCTGATCTGGCCTCAGCAATTTCCCTCCCTTCATAATGTTTCGGACATCGGAAAATGCGACTCGCGCCGCCTCTTTGAGAAGGTCTACAACCTCAATAACGAACTCCTGCTCAGTCAATTTTGCGAGTGCGGAAATTCTTAGGGCTATGTTAGGGTTATCTACTAGGCGGCAAGCCTCAACATAAATTGCCGAATCCTTCATGCCTTTTGTGTTGTATGCGGTTCGATAAGCGTCAGCCTGAGACATTCCGCGCACGATCCCCTGGCAGAACAATTCTTGGTTGCGGGTGAGTTTCTTGCGTGCCATCGCGCCTATGCCTCCTGATCCATCGGCACGAATTGGGAAATGAATACCTTGCACTTGCCGCCTGGGAATACCGGCATACGGGTTGCGACAAGTTCATCAATCAGGCTGTCGTCTTCGATGACCTTGGCGTAAACGAGGGCATCGAGCAGGCTTTTGCCGCAGAAGTTGTCCAGGTCACGGCGCTTTCTGTCGGGTGGGAAATACTGCACGCCGACCGATAGCCTGACGCCTTCCGGCGCTTTGACGCGCATTTTCTTGACGATCCATGCGACGTTTGTGCGGAAAGCCTTGCCAGCCTCGGAAATGCGATGCACCTTGCCATCGTGTCGCCAGTGATGGTTCGTGCTGTTCGGTGCCGGAAGATCAAGGATGATCGTTTGAAACATCTGTTTTTGCCCTATACAACCAATACCGGCTATTGCGAGCGTCGGGATGACACTCGATCAGGCCCACTGTTCTCAGGTACACCAGTGAAAAGGCGACCGCTCTTTCTGCCCTGCCTGTCGCCGCGACAATTTCACAACACCTGAAGTTCCTACGCGGATCGGAGCGCAGAAAGGCGAGCGCGAGCGACGTTGTACTGCCCTCGTAGAGCACTCCTGGCGGTCTTGGGTTGAATCGGGGTGATGCTGGCGACGGCTCCGCTGGCGAGATTGCCAGCATTTGTCGAACCATGTACGCCAATCCGCTCATAGGCTTTACCCTTCCAGTCGCAGAACCCGTTGATAGGCGATTTCCGCCTCGTAACTCCACCTGTCGGCGAGAAGTAGTTTGCCGCGCGTGACCTTGACGTAGGCTTTCTCGACTTCCCTGCGGGTTGCCTTGTCCATCTTTCCGCCTTGGTCTATGGCGGTATGGCACTTGACGCATAGGGCCATCATTTGCGAATCGCAGGCTTTTATCGCAAGCCCCTTGCCCTCGTTCCGGTGCGCGGCCTGAGTCATTCCGTCGGCTCCGCACGCGACACAGGCGAGCGATGCGACAGCGCGACGATGGGCAGGCGAACGCCAGCGATTTAGCTTCTCGATCATGCGGCCTCCCATCTAAATTTTGATTGGCCGACTACCGTTTGCCATTCCCGGCCCGGTCTTGTCTGCCACGCTTTCGGATTCGACGGCAACAATTCAGCAACAACACGCCATCCAGCGCCGCGCAACGACGCGCCAGATTCAGATTGCAGGGAATAGGTAATCAATCGCCTCCATCCGAGGGCTTTTGCGGCTTGCCAGCAACGCGCATATAGAAAACTACAAGCCCCCTTTGGTGCGTCATCCATCACGCAGCAGCGCGTAACCTCAGCCGTCTGACCGTCGTCAAGACGCCTGCTAACCGGCCTACCCACGATTGCCACCCCAATCAATCGAACGCCGTCGCTCGCGCCGACCGCGTAAAGCCCACCAACCGGCGGCTTGTTATGCCGATGAAAATTCCCGACGAATTCCGCCGCTTCTCGCAATTTGATGGGGACGGCATGGATCATCAGCCCCACCCCAACATGATGTGATCTAGCAGCTTGTCCATCGTCGCGCGTGGCATTTGCGGGAGGATGTGCGCGAGGATTCCGTCGATGGCACGGCTGTAAAACGCCTCGAAGTCTTCCTGCGACATTGATTCGTAGGCGATTGACTTGGGGATTTGCGAGATTTCCCCGGTTACGGGGTGCTGAACCAGATCGAAATGCCCGACAACCAGCTTGACGGCGATCAGCGCTTTGTCTACGTCGTCATAGACCTCTGAATTCTCGGCAATCAGCGTCAGCAGGGCAAAGAACTTGCCGTGGTGCTTACCGTTACGCGGTGAACTCCACTCGATGCGCAGCCACTTCCCTACCCCCATCGTTTCCAGTTTGCGCTTGAACTTGCGCCATTTGGAATCGTCGACGTCGGTAGACCCTCGAAGGCCGGAAGGCGTGCGGATCAGGATTGCGCTTGTCATGCCGCCACCTGCTTGCGCCAATACTCGGCATCGCGACGCGCCAAATCCTCAAGGTAATAAGCCTCCCACAGCCTTAGCGTTGCCAGGCGTGCGATGTTATTGACGGCTTCCGGAGTAATTTTTTTTGCGTCGCTGTCCGGCTTCGCTCTCCGAAACATGCTGTGTGAGATAACGCCGCGATCACTCTCATGCAACAGGATCACGCCGCTATTAGGCGACGGCAGGAAGTCCAGAAGTTCGGGTTTCCAGATCGACGCGGGTAGCGCGTAGTAATGCTTCCAGACCTGGGGTGGATGTTTCCTGGCGATGCTGGAACCTTCGGGGTAACTGCGCGTGCGCCAGTCGTACATCGCGCCGTTGCGATGCCACCATTTATCCTTGATGGCGTCAGCCTTCAGATCGGCACGGCTGATCTTGATTTCGACGTCGACAATGCGAAGCTGAGGCGTGACGCACAGCAGATCGCATTCGTGACCAGTCCAGTTGCAGTTATCGACGACGGCGACAAACTTCCTCTGGAACAGCGTGCGAACCAGATGCGCACCGATAAGCGGCTCAGACCATTGGACTGTCATGCTGCCGCCCTCTCGTCTAGCCCAAGCGCTTCACGGTATTTCGAGATTTGGTACATGCCCAACTTCTCGCCGCTGTCGTGGCGTGCTTTCAGGCGCTTGGCCCATGCCCGGTAATCAACCTTGCCACCCTCGGCCTTTGGCTTGAGCGCACTCGCCGCGATCTTCGCCATTTCCGCATCGACAATGGTTCGATCAACCTTTGGCCCATCCAGCGCAACGTACATATCGCGCGGTGCCTGCCTGCAAAGCTGCTTGAACTCGATCAGGTTCGGGGCCTTGGCGGGAAGGTTCTCAAGCGCCCATGCGATGCACTTAAGCTGGTCATTGAACGCGGCCAGTTCATGCGCCCAAAGCGATTTGACCGGCGCGATTTCCTGTCCGTCCCATTTTCCGGTGAACTCGCGGCCATAGGTCGCGGTCAGCCTGGTAAAGATTCGCTCAACGGCTTCCAAGCGCAACGACATTTCCGGCCTCTGTGATGGTGAATGGATCAACTGCGGGAGATTTCTTGGCAAGGCCAGGCGCGAACTCTGCGATACGCTCTCTGGCCTGGCGCTGGTACGGGGTTTCGTGCTCTGCCTGCGGGGTTATCCGGCCTGGCGAACTGGCGATGTCTGCGGCTCGCTGAAGCTGACTCCGAACGACCTTGAGCACGTAGGGGAATGAACTTGATGCGCCTTTGGATGCTCTGGCTGCAGCGACGAAGGTTTCGATGTCAGCGCCCTTGTCGATCAGGGCCAGCAGTTCAGGGTTTGACGAATTCGCTGGGCCGATTCCCTCGGATCGCAGGGCAATGCAAATTGCGCTCGCCTTTGAAGGCACGAAGTCAGAAGGCTTTGAATCCCCCCCTGCGGTGTTGGCGTCTTCAGATGCCGGGGGGCTTTGGGGGGTAGTTTCTTTTGGTGTTGGTATTGGTGTTGGTGTTGGTAGCTCAACATCCGTTGGACGTTCGTTTAACGTCCGTTCAGCGTCCGCTGAACCGCCGTTCAACGTCGGCTTTGCTTTCGCTCGACGTGCGTTGACCGAAGCTGCAGCCGACGCGCGAGCCTTGCTCTGCTTATCCTGCATACGCTCGATCTCTTCGTCGCAGCGCGTATTGCGCCAACCGTCGTCGCTCGCAATGAAAAACTCGCGCAGGACGGTTTCAACTTCGGTCATGTTCTGGCGCATACGAATCAGCCTGGCGACTTCTGCCGGATCAGATGGCAGAGGGGCTTCACGCAGGTAGTAGGCGTCGATCATTCGGCGATATGCCAAGTCCTCAAGAGGCTCAAGGTGCGCCGTATGGGAGGCGTAATCGCCAAGATGGAAGGGGTAATAGTTCATCAGAACAGTTCCGCTTGCCCCACCGGCAGGCCCAACAACTCCTGCCGCTTGCGTGTCAGCGGATCGACGGATTCCCCGACGACGGCCAGTTGTTTCTTGTCAAGCAGCGAGCGAACGCGGCCACACACCCCGTTCAAGGGCATATCAGCCTCGACCGAAAGCATCTGCCGCGTCAGGCGAGCGCCAGGCGTGCGCATGAAGACGGCCATGATTTCCAGTTCTTTCGGCTGCAGGTAGCGAGCGACGGAAAGACTGCGGAAAGCCTCGACGGATGTATTGGCTGTTCGCATGATGGTTACTCGCCAGAGTGAGAATGATCCGTGCTTTGATCGGATCGACTTGAAAACCCGACTTGCGCATACTTGTCGTGCATGTGACGCATGACGGCCAGGCCAATATCGAGGGCTTCGCGTGCCAGTTCCGCCTTGGGCTTGCGCGTCAGGTAGGCGAAAGCGATAACCGCCTCTTCCGCGTCTTCAGTGCAGGGAATGTCAAGCCGTCGCGTCATCTTGCCGCCTGGTGCCGTATGGCCGGTTCGCGCGAACGCGGGATTTTCGGGGATCATGGTTATGCCTTATTTGCTCTGGTTGACGAGTTGTTCTGATGGCAGAAGTCATGCTGAGAAATGGTTGTCGCTGGCGATTTCAGTGATCGAATTCATGCGGCCTCCTGCTCACGCGCGAGCACATCCGGCCTCACAACTTCGAGGTACATGCGTCGCGCGTCTGGAATGCCGTTTTTCCTCCAACCGGACACGGACGGAGGCTTGATCTTGAACATGCGAGCGACCTCAAACGTGCCGCCGAGGTCGTCAATGATCCTTGAATCGGGGTGAAGTTCGTTATCCATAACGCGAATATTAGGAGTCGCTAATGCGTTTGTCAATAGCCAGTCTTACCTATTTGAGAATTAGCATGTCCCAATGACTGAAATGCTGAACACCCTTGCCGGTCGCCTCACCATTGCGATGATTGCGGCTCGGATGACGCAGGTTGAACTTGCGTCCCAATGTGGCGTGAAGCCGCCTAGCGTTAGCGGGTGGCTGAGCGGAAAATCAAAATTTATGCGCGGGGAAAATCTGCTCTTTGCAGCCAAGGCGCTTGGAGTGTCGCCGCTTTGGCTGGCAACGGGCCAAGGCCCGAGAACCCCAAACGAAGAAGACCAGGCGATGTACGCATTGATGGCAACGCCAACGGCCTCAGAATGGCCTTTTGATCGAATTACGCCAGAGCAATATTTCGAGCTGTCAAAGTCGGATCGAGACTACCTGGAGGGAATCGTGTCCAACGAAATCAAATCAACGCTCGCCAACAAGAAGCGAGCCATCCCCCCCTCGAAACTGGCAAGTTAATGCCAACGTCATCCGTGTAAATTTTTTTGGTTATGGCGCTAAGCATTACTGATAACTAAAATGAATAAGAAACCAAAAACGAAAACCTTTCGTGCATTTGCGATCTTTTTTGTTTGCGTCGTGGCGATTCAATTTTTGCCGCGCGAAGCCAATCAATACGTGGAACTTGCGATTATGATTGTCGTGGCGTCGCTGGCACTGACGCTGTACGAGAGCAATCAACAAATGAGGCATGAGATTCGCCAACTGAAAGACGAATTGAAAGCAGAGCGCTTGAGATTGACAAAGGAAAACATCGGATGAAGACAGCTATCACCATCGCGCTACTGGCCGCACTGACTGGATGCGCGGCGCACATTGTCAGTTCGAGCGAGCGCACCGTCGTTGTTCGCGGAATGACGAACGACGATTACGCTGATTCCCAAGTGCTTGCCAATGCGGAGTGCAAAAAGTACGGGCGCGTTGCCAGGCTTTCAGGCAGGCCGGTTGGATACTCTTCCGACTTTGTTTATGATTGCGTGCTCTAGTCAATGCGACTAGCTCACTCGATCCTACTGAGTGTTTTTGCAGTGGCCCTGCTTTCGGGTTGCGATCAGCTATTCCCTCCCAAGAAAAAGTCGCACCCGCAGATGACAAGCGAATCGCTGTCGAATGTTCCGGCGCAATCGGTCACGCGCGAAATCAACGGCAACCAGTTGATCGTGATTGACGTTCCCGTATTGTCCTATGGCGTCATGCGGGAAATGCAGCACTGTTTCGTGTGGCGTGACAGGGAATTCAAGACGGCATCGCTCTCCTGCCCTGGCAGCAAAGACCTCGATCTGTCGCCCGATCAGAACTAACCGAGCACCCCTCAAATAGACCCGCTTCGGCGGGTTTTTTGTTGCCATTCGTTATGGTTCATAGCGTTTCCCTATGTTCCATAGGGTTTCCGATAGATATTTATTTTGCAAAAACATAGGAGACGCTATTTACATTTGAATTAGCGTGTCCTAATATCTGTTCACACGACCAAGAACGTCGTCGGGAGAACAGAAATGCCAGTCGCAAATCAAACCCTAATCCGTGTCGGCCATCCAGCCTACAAAGGCGCAAACGCCCAGCGCGTTTGTTTTAGTAAGGCTCAGGCAGTTCGCGTACTTCGCAATCGTGGCATCAAACTTTGCGATGCTCGCAAGGCTGTCGAAATTGCATTGCGCGATGGCGGCAGCACCGCTAAGCCAAACATCCTCGACCAAATTGAAGTCAGCGACATGACCAAATGGCAGGGACATGATCGCTGGATTCGCGCGGAGTTTCAGGCTATCTGGCGCAATCAGCCCGAGCAATGACCATGCCAAACACTCACGTTCACCCAATCTTTCAGTCGTTCATCAACGGCTGCATGGACGCGCAAAAGAAAGCCGCTGAGTTTGTGCAGCAGGCGCAATGCCCTCCTTGCACGAACGATTGCCAGCAGGGCCGCTACTGCCCTTCTCGCCAGCATCAGGAAGGCGACGTTGCATCTTCTGGCGTCGGCAAATGGGTTGTCAGCCATGAGTAACGCTCTGTTGGGTGCAGCGTCTGGTATTGGATTCGCCGGCGGCAAATGGTACGTCGTTGTCAGCCTGTCAGGCGGGGTTACTAGCGTCGGAATATCTGCGACTGCAGCGCGTTTGCTTGCCAAGCAAATCATCGAATCTGCCAATGCCATTGAGAAGGCAGAAAGAGAAAGCGAAACGTCAACAAGCGAGGAAAGCCATGAATAAATACGACCACTGGCCTGTCAATTTCAAGCGCGTTTCGGCTGCGAGCGAGCCTACCTATGTTGCGCTTGATGATCGCCTCACTCCGTCGCGCCTGGTGCGCGGAATCTTTTACGCGGTGCTTACTGCAGGCGTAGGCATTGCCGTGCTCTGGTTCGGCGCTGTTGTGGGGTTTTGACCATGAATATTCCATGCGCAGTTGAACAAGACCTGCTCAAGCATTTGGACAATGAAGATCGTCTTCAGGCGCTTGCCGACAAGGCGGATCGCATTGCCGCTGAACTGATGCAACCAGGCGCGGAATTCTGGCCCTACAGCTTCGAGAACTTCGATGCTGCATTGTTTGAACTTGGGCAGAACGGCTCTGATCTGGCAAAGGTTGAAGCTGCACTTGCTCGATTTGCGCATGGCGAGTGCAAGCCACTGCAGGATTTGGTTCACGACTATTACGCGGCCAAGGCAAACGCGAAAGCCGAAGTCATGGCCGACAAGCAGGACGACGATTTCGACGTACCAGATCGTTACGACGACTGAACAAAAACACACCACGGAGAATTACCCATGAATGCGATTGTTGAATCGCGCGGCCAGTTGACCGCGCTCACTGAGGCCGAGTTAATCAAAACGCTTCAGTCAAGCCTTTACCCCGGCGCGTCGCCAGAATCAATCAAGATGGTCATCAGCTATTGCACGGCTGCGAATCTCGATCCGATGCAAAAGCCTGTCCATATCGTGCCAATGTGGGACTCGAAGGCCCAGGCAACGCGCGATGTCGTCATGCCTGGCGTGGGCCTGTATCGCACGCAGGCCGCGCGTTCTGGCTGCGCCGGTATCAGCGAGCCGGAATTCGGCGAAGACGTCACGGAAAACATTGGTGGAGTGTCGATCACCTATCCGAAATGGTGCCGCGTGACTGTCAGGCGTCGCATCGCCACTGGCGAGATTGTCGATTTCACGGCGAGGGAATTGTGGACTGAGAACTATGCGGTAAAGGGCGGCAAGGAAAAGAGCATTGCCCCCAACGCCATGTGGGCCAAGCGTCCATACGGCCAGATCGCCAAGTGTGCTGAGGCCCAGGCATTGCGCAAGGCATTCCCCGAAGTCGGCTCAGCGCCTACCGCCGATGAAATGGAAGGCAAGACGATCAACGATGCCGGGACATACGTGCCATCTGATCCAACGCCTACGCAGCGCACGGCACTGCCAGCCTACCCCGATGACTCATTCCAAAAGAATCTCGCGGCATGGCGCGATCTGATCGCCTCTGGCCGCAAGACCGCCGAACAGATCATTGCGATGGTTTCCAGCAAAGCGCAGATGACGCCGGAGCAGCTTGAAGTTTTGCGTGCGTCCGACACCCCTGCCACTGTTGATGCGGAGTAACAAAAGTGTACGCGCCGATACCAAAACACAGGTTATTTCAAAACCTTACCGGGATGACCTTTGGCCGCTTGTCCGTGCGCGGATACGTCGGTCGCGTTGGATATAACAACACCTGGCACTGCACATGCGAATGTGGCAATACCTGCCACGTTAGCGGAGGGAATCTAAAAAGCGGCCATACGCAGTCTTGCGGATGTCTGCAAAAAGAAGAGGCGTCGAAGGCGTCAACGACTCACGGAAAAACAAAATCGCCAGAGTACCGAATCTGGTTTGGCATGAAAAAAAGGTGTCTTGATAAGGACTGCGAAAACTATCACAACTATGGCGGCAGAGGGATAGCTGTTTGCGAACGGTGGGCAAACTCATTTGAGGCATTTTTCTTAGACATGGGAAGTCGCCCTACTGCCAAGCATTCGATTGAAAGGAACGACAACAACGGAAATTACGAGCCAGGGAACTGCCGGTGGGCAACGCCCATCGAGCAAGCAAACAACAAGCGATCTACCGTCCTGATCGACATCAATGGTGTTGCCAAGCCGCTAAGCGTTTTGGCGCGTGAGCATGGCTTGGATAGGTCTGTTGTTGTTTCAAGGATCGCCAGAAATGAATCGGCTGATTCTTTATTCAGGCCATCTGAATTGAGAGCAAAAAAACTCACGTTTAACGGCATCACCGATACATACCTTGGGTGGAGCCAAAGAGTAGGGATAAAGCCGGAAACCATATCTCAGCGAATCAGAAGAAATAAGTGGCCGGTGGAAAAAACATTAACTCAAGGAGTATCGAAATGAACATCGTTCAATTGGTGCAGGGAAGCCCTGAATGGCACGCTCACCGCGCGAAACACTTTAACGCCAGTGATGCTGCCGCGCTGCTTGGCTTGTCGTCTTACAAGACTCGCAGCCAGCTGCTCAAGGAAAAGGTTACTGGCGTTGCGGAAGAAATTGACGCGGCTACGGCACACCGCTTTGCGAAGGGCCATGAATTCGAGGCCATCGCGCGACCGTGGGCAGAGGAAATTATTGGGAGAGAGTTGTACCCCGTTGTTCTGGCTGATGTGATTGACGGATTGCCTTTGTCGGCATCGCTGGATGGGCTGGATATTTCCGGCGAGATTTCTTTTGAAAATAAGACCCTGAATGCAGATTTGATGTCTGCGTTTGAAGGCGGCTTCATTCCCTCTGAATATCATCCTCAGATGGAAATGGGCCTGATGCTGTCAGGTGCGAGCAGGTGCCTTTTCATGGCGTCGAAAGGCGTCAAGGAAACGATGCGCTATGCCTGGTACGAATCGAACGAAACGCTACGCTCAAGCCTGATTTCAGCCTGGCGTCAATTCCAGATTGATCTTGAATCGTTCGTGCCGGTAGAGCACGCCGAGAAGCCCAAGGCGGAGGCAATCATCGCCCTCCCCGCGCTGTCGATTCAGATTCGCGGAGAAGTCGCGCTGTCGAACCTGCCGGAATTCAAGGTCGCGGCAGAGCGGTACGTGTCCTCGATCAATGAAAACCTGGAATCAGATCAGGACTTCGCAGACGCGGAAGCCGCGACCAAGTTCCTTGACGATGCCGAGAAGCAAATCGACCAGGCGAAGAAAGCCGCCATCGCTCAGACCGTCGATATTGATCTGCTGATGCGCACGCTTGACAAGATTCAGGCCGATATGCGCACCAAGCGCCTGACGTTGACCAAATTGGTCAAAGACAAAAAGGAAAGCATCAAGGCGGAAATCGTGCGTGCTGGCCGCGAGGCATTCTCCGATCACCTGCTGGCGCTCAATGCGGAAATCGAACCGGCCACGATCAAGGGCATTGAGCCTGACTTTGCAGGCGTCATCAAGAACAAGCGCACGCTGGCGAGCCTGCATGATGCGGTCGATACGGAACTGGCTCGCGTCAAGATTCTTGCGAGCGGCCAGGCGCAGACAATCCGTGCGAATAAAAAGGATTTCCAGTACGGCACCGGACGAACCCATCTGTTCCCTGATCTTGCCGCCCTGCTTCACAAGGATTCGGACAGTTTCATTGCCATCGTCAAGGGCCGCATTGCGGAAGATGACGCGCGGATTGCCGCCAAGGTAGAGGCGGAAAAGGCAAGCCTTGCAGCAATCGAGGCCGCGAAGGCAATCGCCGCCGAAGAGAAGGCCGCGATTGATAAAGCTGCAGCCGAGAAGATCGAGGCTGAAAAGGTTGTCGCTCAAAAGCCCGATTCATACGCCAATGCGCCGGTCGTTGATGCAACGATAGCCAGCGCCGCGATAGCCGCAACGCCGCCAGTGGAAGAGTGCCAGTTCACCGCCGTGCTCAGCGAAAAGGCTTCGCAGCCGTATGCCGCAATCGAAGGCCCAACGCTCGCCGAAATCGCGTCACTGCTCGCCTTCGATAAGGACGTGGACGTCAAGACCGCACGCGCCTGGATCATTAACGCCGTCAACCAGTCATCCATTCGAGAGGCCGCGTAACGATCAAAGGGCGAAAGCGGATACCGAGGAAGCCAGAAAGACGATCCCGCAAGGATACGAGCCACGGACGTAGCGATTAGCCCACCCTTTTAACCCCTGTCATAACCACTGAGGAAACACATGGAAATCACCAAACTGCAATTCACCTTTTCGCTGAACCTCGATCAAGTCAACTTGATTATCAACTCATTGGCGAAGCTGCCCTATGAGCAGGTGGCGGATTTGATTATCGGGTTTCGGCAAAACGCTGTCTCCACGATTCAAGCCGCCGAGGCAGCAGAGCGCGAATCAAACCAAGCGCAACAGCCTGCGAACGATCCGGTTCCCAATGCCCCTGCCGATGCCGCGCCGGTCGCCGCCGAGGAAACACCGGCTGAGCCGAAGGCTACGGAATTGCCGTCAGAAACGGAACCTGCGAATCCCGCGTAACGATCAATGGGGGAAATGCAAGGACGCAAGCTACGCCATAGTTTTGATGACCAAGCAAAGTACCCCACCAATTTTGAGAGATAGCCATGCCAGATGAAAGCAGACCTGCATTTCCTACGTCGAGATACGGCGATGGAGAAGGTGGCCCAATACAAGGCGGCTTAACAATGCGCGATTACTTTGCAGCCGCAGCATTGCAAGGAATTTGCGCGAGTGGGCCAAGCAGCACATACACCAATCAGGCGCTTGCCAATGAAGCCTACAGCGTGGCTGACGCAATGCTCGAAGCGAGGGAAGCATGAGCACGCACACTAAGCGGGATTGGAAAGTCGGTGAATGGTCTGAATACGGCGGCTATGACTGCATGACTTCGGAGATTCGTGTCGGGCCAGCAAACATCGACGGCGCTGCTTACGGACAACAACGCTGCACAGCAGCAACGTCTGAGATTATCGAGCGTATGCAGGCTGACGCTCGCCTGATCGCCGCCGCGCCTGATCTGCTTGAGGCATTGCAAGAAATGCTCGACGAAGACGATGGCGGTCGCTCAGCAGAGAAGGCTCGCCAGGCAATAACCAAAGCGACAGGAGTGCAGCCGTGAACAACGAGAGGGAAGCATGAGAGCCAGCGCAACGCGAGATTGGAAAATCGGCAAGCGGCTACCTTATGGTGACGATGAGCACATGACCAGCGGAATTCGCGTCGGGCCTGCGTACATTGATTGTCAGCATTATTGGGACGATCACCCTGAGATTTCAATGTCACAAACATGGGAGCTGATTAAGTCTGATGCGTGCCTGATTTCTGCCGCACCCAATCTGCTTGCCGCACTCAAAACGATCATCAAGGAATTTGGGCCAATAAGAAATGAACCCGTTTCCAGCAAGCGATCCGCCCTTTCTGATGCACGCAAAGCTGTTGATAAAGCGACAGGCGGAAAACGACATCACAAGGCGCTGATTAAAAAGTATGGGTTGCAATGCTCTATCTGCAGAAGCGACAAGAGAAGTGCAGGCCCAACATTCTTGCTGCCGCAGGAAGTATGCAGGCTTGATGGCTACCGCGATCAGCGCCCTGAGTTGACCGATGCCGAATGGAGTAATGCGTAATGGCTCGCTCAAAGAAACCGCGCAAGAAATACAAGCCAAAGAATATCCGCGTGCCATTGCTGGTAGGCGTCGATTCCGTATACCGGCCACTTGAGCGCATTGTCGATCAGCTTGAGCGCGACGGAACCATCAACACCAGTTCGCGCGGCACGCCGATGTTTCAGGACATCAATGGATTGTGGTTCGCGTCGGCACCGGCCATTAGCGGAATCATTGACTTCTGCGAAATGTACAACCGCCGTCACGACAAGTCGTTGCCGATTTTGGCAATGAGCGAATTGCGCATTGCGCTTGATTATTCAATGCCGGTATTTCAGCGCACGCTAAACGCGATCAAAGCTGATGTCGTCGTCATTCGCAAGGAATTGTCGCTTGCTGATCCAGATGATCTGCTCGACATCCTTCAGCAAACCCGAATCAAAGAGCAGTTTGATCTTATCGCCGCATAACCGGCACAACACCAGGAGAGCCAGCATGGCAAAGCAGGAAACGAAACGACCGGCATTTCAAATCGCTGGCATTGCGACCGTGAAGCATCTGAATGTACGCAAGGAAGGGCCGGACGACGAGAAGGTTTTGGCCGTGGACATAAAACTTGAGATCAAGGGAATCGACAAGCGCATTTGCGGCTACTTCGATGATGCCCTCGAAGCATTCCTCTGGCGTGGCGACCGCGCGATGATCGTGCGCAATATCTTTCTGTCGCCAATCCACTATGTCAACGAAATTGCAGGCGCGTTCGTGAATCTTGACGGCGAGCAGCACTCGAATGCCGAAGTCAAGAAGTTCACGATTGAGCCGCGTGATGGTGGCGTCGTGAATCTTGGCTGCAGCGTAACCGTCTACCCGACTTCGACCGATGTCAGCAAGTTGGCGAAGCTGGTTCAGGATGACGCGCGTATCAGCATCGAGGGGCCGCGTGACCTGTTTGATGAGCCTGCGCTACCCGAAGTCACGGAATCCCTCAAGAAACTGGACAAGATGGCGAAGGAAGACAACACGACCATAACCATCGTGACACCCGAGGGAAATATTTATGGCCCTCTTGTCGCAACGAAGTCTGCCGATCCCCTGATTCCCGAAGCACTTGCCGCCTGCATCGAAGCTGGCCGCGCGTCGGTCACTTTGCTGCGCGAGAAACTTGGCGTCGGCTATACCCGCGCGGCCAGGATCATCGACACGCTCGAATCGGCTGGCAAGGTAGGCCGGATGAATGCGACTGGCGTGCGCGAAGTTCTGGCGACCGCTTGAAAAGTTAACTCATAGGTTAAGGAAACCGAAAATGGAACACACTGAGCAACAAATCGAGAGCGAAATCCAAGCCAAGGGATTGATCGCGCCGCGCCTGACACCAGAAATGATCGACGGCACGATTGTTCACGCCGCCTATCACGTATTCCCCGGCACGACGCTGACTACCTGCTGCCTGACTTTGCGCAACGGGTTCAACGTGACTGGCGAAAGCGCAGCGGCAAGCCCTGAGAACTTTGACGAATCCATTGGCAGGAAGATCGCTTTCCAAAACGCGCGGCAGAAAGTCTGGATGCTCGAAGGCTACCTGCTGCGCGAAAGCATCTTCCAAAATCAACCGTAGCGCTTGCTGCAATTTTGCTTGGAGAGTACGAAATGGCAACAAGACGACAAGCCGCAAAGCCGGATGCTGACACCTGCATGAACGTGCTGCGCATGTTCGTTCTCGCAGACAACGAGAAGCAGGCAAAAGGCGAGACGGCGATGTATCAGAAATTCCTGAGCGCGGCCAATGCAAGTGCGCGAACGCTGGTCAGCGCGGCAGAAAAGGAGCAGGCCCATGCACACGATTGAGCACGCGAAAACCCTATGGTGCCCGATGGCTCGCGTCGGCCAAGCTGGCGACCGCGACATTGATTGCGCCTATAACCGTTCGCTGACCAAGATGCCGATTGCCACGGACAAGCTGAAGGCGGTCGATGCCGAAGGCAAAGAAACGATGCGGAATCTCTACATCAATGAAATCCGTGTTGGCGAATCGCTGGCTGCGAACTGTATCGCCGACAAGTGTGCGGCATGGCGCTGGAATCCCGAACATCCAGTCGGCCATTGTGGGCTTGCAGGGAGGCCAGTTGGAAATGACTGAACCAACGAAATCGCAGCGCAAGGTGCTCGAATTCTGCCGTCAAGGCAAGACGAATACTCAGATCGCCGCGCATCTTGCGACAAGCGCCGATGGTGCCAGAGGCCACATTACTAAGCTGATGGCTCGCGGCCTGATTATCAGCGACGGCAAGCGGCCAGCGACGTACAGGGCCGTTATCGGAGAGCATCAATGAACACGCCGCTCGAATTGAAGCTGCACGCCGCGCTGAAGCGAATCGCAGCGTATGACCACCCAGACCGCCTTGCTCGAAGAGCCGAGAAGGATTACGGACTGTTGCCAGAGGAAGCAATCGAGATGGCTTACGAAAACGTGATTATGGAGGCCAAGAATGCGATCAAAGGCGTGCGCGTGAAGCCGCCGAAGGAAACGCCATGAGCCTGCAAGATCAACTAAACGAGAAGTTTGACCGCGAATTCCACAATGAGCGAGTCGGCCAGCTTCAACAGTTGCGATACCTGCTCAACAAGATCACTGGAAAGCAACCGAATTATTGGCCGCAATCGCTCTGGCCGCTTCGGGAAGCTATCAATGCACTGGTTGACGGCAAAGAAACTCCAACGATGCCAGAGTTGTATGCAACCTATATCGAGCGCCGTGATGAAAACCGATTCGACGGCGAAGAGAAATTCATCAACGCGGTCAATAAGCACATGGAGCAAGAATCATGAACCTGCCAGGAAACAATCAGATCGTCCTCTGTGGCGCATCGCTGATACAGATCGTTCAAAAGCATCTGAACGAAAACAGTTACACGAAAGAGCCAACGATTCGCGTAACCGAAGTCAAAGCAGACACAAAGGATTACGGAACCTCATACGTTTTTCAGATCACAACCGATCCCGAAAAATGATCGAGCGCATCGCCGCCGATGTCGTGTCGGCATACCCGTACATCATCGTCGCATGGCTCTTTGGCGTCATCAGCGGAATCATGCTTTATTGGAAGAAAACACTATGAGCAAGCAACAGCAAACGGGCCTGCCTCAAGAGGGTTACGTCAGACTGAGCGCGTTAATCGGAGTCGTGCCATTGTCACGCACAACCATCTGGCGCAAGGTCAGCAAGGGTACGTTTCCGAAGCCAACGAAGGTCGGCGCGTCAACGCTCTGGCCGGTCGAAGCAATCCGCGCCTGGCTGAGAAACCCGAAATGAAATCGCTCGCAGATCGAATCGACGCGGTATCAACGGGCCATGTATCGGATTCAGCCGCACTGTCCGAGGCCGTCAGAATCGCATGGCTATCAGTCAGGGACAAGGACGTTATCAGGCGAATCATGTATGGAAATGAGCACGGCGCTGACTGGCTCAGGCTCAGCAACATCGCCAACAGATTGCGTGAACAGGAAGAATGAAATGATCCTCTTTCTATTGACGGGATTCGCGCTCTACGAATACGAGGCATCAAACGCATGGTGGCTGGCATTTTGGCTGATCGCATTCAGAGAAGGCGTCAAGTGCATTGACTTCAAGCAATTAATTGTGAAGAGGCAGAAATGACCCGCGATGACATTCAGAAAGTGATCGTCCTAATCGAGCGTCATTGGACGCCAGCGACGCAGAGCCGATTGGACGCAAAGCGTGAAGTCGGGAGAATCCTCGACGCTGCCCTAGCTGAGCCTGATGCGCCGCCTGTGCGTTCAGACCTGATTGATGATGATGGAGAAAACAAAGGGGTTCGCGCCTTTCTTTCGATCTATCAGGGAGGCATGTTAACGGTCGGAACGGTGATGCAACACATGAAGTATCTCGGCTGGAACGATCATCCTGCTTGGGCAAAAGAAGCTGTCAACGAGCCGCTGACCAAAGCCGGTGCTCAGTTGTGGATTCGCCATCTGTTGTCGCTTGAATCTGATCCCGCCCCCGCTGATAGTTCGGTCGTATGGCACTCAGTCGGAGAGCTGGAGCAAGCGATTGCGGATGCGAAGCGGTATCGGTGGCTGCGGGAATATTTTACAAGCGGCAGGTGGGAACATGACGATGCACTTATGGGCAATACCAGACCAGAAGAGATCGACGAGGCTATCGACGCAGCCATTCAACCCGCACGAATTCCCTGATCCGATCACGCTTACGCCAACAGGAACCGTTGATCTTCTGACGCCAGGCGCATTGTTTGAAATCGCCAGCGTCAACGGAAACGTCGTCACGATCAAGGCTTACAGGAGGGAGGCATGAACATCGTCAAATTTCCAGACGGCAAGTTTGCCGTAAAGCGCACGGTCGGAATTCTTTGGTGGAGGCGTGACGAGTTTCGGTCAAAGCGGAATATGTGCTGGTGGAGAAAGCCGTACGAAGTTGAGGAATTCTGCCTGTGCGATTCCTTCGACGAGGCGCAACTATTGATGCGGTCGATCATCACTCCTTATGTCGATGTCTTTGCGCCGGAGGAAGCGTGAGAAAAACGACCCTAAGACCATGCCCATTTTGCGGCAAGCCCGATCCCAAACTTGCCGTGCATCGCGGTGCAGGACGAGGCTATCTGCACCAAGGCGAAGACATTTTCTCGATTGACTGCATGGGTTGCGGTGCTTCAGTGCCAAATCGCTATCAAGAGAAATTCATTGTTGAGGCATGGAATACTAGGGTATGCGCACAAGAGGCAATCACGCCTGCCTGAATTCGTCGGTTTCTTTTCCTTCGGCCAGCGCGTCTAGGTAGTCGGCCCATACCTGCATCATGTTTCTGCGCTGATCTAGGTGTCGGGTTCTGTTGTATGCCCTGCCGTGCATGTCCCTGACTTGATGGCCTAGCTGTTGCTCGATATGCTCGATCCTGAATCCGAGCACTTCATCGGCCAGCGTGCGAAACGTCGCGCGGAATCCGTGAACCGTCGTATCTTTTCTGTCCCATCCAAGCCGGATCATGGCGACATTGAGCGCCGATTCGCTGATGCATTTCGAGCGCTGCACGCCAGGAAACACAAGCACGCCTTCGCCAGTGATAGGCTGCAATTCCCTGAGCGCTGCGACTACCTGCTTGGCGAGCGGCACGATCAATTCAGTTCCGGTCTGCTTCTGTGTTTTCTGGGGCGTATAACACCATGTCGCAGCGTCAAGGTTGATGTCGGCCCATCTGGCTTGCCGCAACTCAATCGGACGCACGGCGACGCGCGGTGCCATCCATAGCGCCGTTTTGATTGCTGGCTTTGCTCGCAGCGCCGGTATGCTCTTGAGGAAGTCGGCCAGCTTGGCCGGATCAGTGATCGCCGCGAAGTGATCCTTTTCGACGGCAGGCAATGCAGGCGTCAGGCCAGCGGCAGGATTGAGCGTGACGACGCCGGACGCTATGGCGTGATCGAATACCCGCTTGATGTCGGACAACGCTCGGTGCGCAATATCGTTCGAGCGCGGGACGATCTTCTTGATGATCGACAGGATTTCAGGAGCCGTGATCGCAGCCATCGGTCTTTTGCCAAGCCAAGGCATCACATCGGCTGTCTGGCGCGCTTTTACGTGCTCAGTATGCCCATGTACCCAACTAGGCGATTCTTTCGCCAGCCAGGCCGCATACGCTTGACCATAGGTATTCATGGCCTGCTCATGCCTGGCGATCTTCTCTACGCGCTTTTTGTCGGACGGATCGAGGCCAGAAGCAATGGCTTGCCGCGCCTCTTGGGCAATGGTTCTCGCCTGAATCAGTTTCGTATCAGGGTATTTCCCTATCGTGAGGGTCTTTCGCTTGCCTGCAAACTGGTAATCCAGCCGAAAGGATTTGCCGCCAGCCGGGCTGACGAACAGGTAAAACCCGCCGCCATCGACCAGTTTGTATGGCTTCTCGCCCGGCTTGGCCGACTTGATCTGGATTTCGCTGAGCATGGAAAATACCGCGCGGCTTGTGAAAATACCGTGATTTATACCGTAATTTTTAAGCAATTCGTAGCAATTTCTGGAAACAACATGCAACGCCTAGCCACGCCCACAAATGCGGTAACTATTTGATCTGCAAAAGGAAAAGCCCCATAAACAGGGGCTTTCCGGGCAATAAATGGTAGGCGGTATTGCTACCCTCATTTGCCATGACAGGCGCATCTTTACTGGCTGTCTTTGGGCAAGCGAGCCGCGATACCGTAGCCGATACCGTGACCGCCCGAATTCCTCAGTTGGCGACCTTCTCCCGCAGTTCCGTGACGACCTTGCGAATCTTGTCGCGCTGATACTCAACCTGCTTGGCGAACTCAGCCTGAGTCATGCGGTTTGTCTGCACCTGGCGAGCCAAGCCCCAAATGTTCTTTTCGATTTCCGTAATTTCAGACTTGGCCTTGATCGACAGATTCATGCGCAGGACGTCGGGAGGGTAGCTGCCTAGCTTCACCCCGAACGATCCGGCAATGGCCTGAGCGACCGACAGTTCCCGGCCAAATGAATCCGTGCGTCCCTCATACGCCTGCTCAACCGCACTCGTCGCATAGGTGCCTGGTACGCCAAGCAGGTTCGGCGCGAACGACTTGAACAGATAGTCAACGATCTTCTCTGCCTGCTCTTTCGGGGTATCCGTTTCGAGCGTGATCGCCTTGCCGGTAAACATGGACTTGTTGGCAATGATTTCACCAACCAGAGCCAGCGGCCCACCGGGCATGAGCGATGGTGGGATTGGCAATGCAGCATGGCCCTGTCCGACGTCGAAAATGTCGCCAAGCGGAATGAACCGGCGAATATCGAGGAACACCGGAGCGCCGTGCGCATCATTCCACGGCATACGAACCAACTTGGGCACCAGGCCAAGCACGCTGCCGCTCTTTTCATCGGGCAGCATCTTGCGATCTTCGTCATCGTCGCCACCGGCCAGCATTGTGCCAAGCAAGTTGATCGCACCAATGACGGCCATCGCCTTAAGCAACTTGTGCGGCTTCTTGCCTGCGACTTCGAGCAACATCGGCACTGCCCGATAGGTGTAGCTGATGAACGGAATCGCCGAATTGCGCATCGCGTTTATCCACGGCGCATTGATATGGTAGTCAAGGAATGATCGACGCGCGGCCTCGCCAGCCTTGATGTCGTTCTGCCCCTCTTCCTTCGCCTTGAGCCACGCGGCCAGGCGGAAGATTTCATCCTCAGACTGGTACAAATCCATCAGGCTCTTGGCTTCGTTCGTGACAGCCTTTCCGCCCCATGATCCGGCCAGCGCTTTCGCGGCAGACGGCAGGCGACCATGCAGCACATACTGCAGCGCGGAGAAGAATCCAACTTTGGCATCAAGCGCACCGTCAGCCGTCGTGCCAAGTTCCTCAGCCAATGCGGCCAGCAGTGGATCAAGCTGCTCGCGCTTCATTTCCTGAGTAGCCCAACTGCCAATCTCCCCGCCAGAGTCACGGTAACGGTTTAGGACGGCCATCGCCGCATCGCGGTCGGCAATCCCGTACATCGTGGCGGCATTGCCGACATTGCCAAGCACGCCCTTACCTTGCCGGTCGTGCGCGGCCAGCATGATCCGCAGTGCCTTGTTAACGTGCGCTGCCCCGACGTCGTGCCAATCCGCCATGAAGAAGTTGGACATTACGTTGTTCATGTGAACGGCAGGAGAAAGCGCCGTCTTCGCCGTTTTCCAAAGGCTGATGATCTTGGAATAGGTTTCGCCGAACGGCTTGAATTGCCCGTTCATGGTTTGCCGGACGTCATTCCAGATCGGGCCTGGAATGTACTTGCCTGCCAGAGCGCCGTACTTGTGAACCTGAGTACCGGCGATCTTGGCTTCAGGAACTTGCACCCATTCGCCAGGCTTGAACACGCTGCTTGCACGCTCGGACGCATCAATGATCGAGCCAGTCACCTTGTCGGCATCAATCTCGCCGTACTTCTCGCCGATCCATGCAAGGTACTCAGCCGTTTCGACGTCGTGAATCATCGAGTGCAGGGTACGTGCGATGGCAAACCGGGCCTCGTCAACTTCGCCCATCTGCTCGCGCTCGGCCTTGGTGAAGTCACGCCACATAATCAGCTTGTCGCCCTTGGTGTCGCGTACCTCGAACTCGCCTGCCTTTGTCCAGTCGGCATAGCGCACCGGAATTTCCTCGCCTGCCGGATAGTAGGCAACCTGCAGAATCTTGCCTGGCGACCGATCACCAATGCCTTCCATTGGCGTCGTGCCTTCGCCTGAATGCTGCCGCCGCTCAAGCCGAATGAACTTCTCGCCGATCAGGGCATTGTCTGCCTTGCCGTTTTGCGTCTTGCGTTTCCACCAGTCAGGCGCGATGTTCTGGATCAGCTTCATCGTCGCAGGCAACGTGATGCCGCGTCCCTTGAATTGATCGCCAAGAATCGAGATTGCACGCTGGCGATTCTTTTTCTCGCCTGGCGTCATTTCGGCAACATACTTGCCATAGGTGCGACGCAGGTAAGCGAACTTGTGCGCGTCATAGGCTTTCTGTGTCAACAGCTTCAACTCGATAGCCCGTTGCGACATTTTGTCGATCATCGCCTGAACTTCCTTCAGGGTTTCAATCGAATCCTGCGGCAGTTCAGACATGCGCTCAGCAATGACTTTCGGATCAACCTCGTTCATCCACTCATAGACGACGCGCGACTCTTCCCGCGTGAGCGATGCCAGCTTGTTGATAAGACCGCCAGCCTCGCGCAGCATGACCCGTTGACGGCCCTGCAACGATGCACGCTGGTCGATCACATCAGACGGAATTCCATAGTCAGATACCAGGCCAGCCTTGAGCGTGCGACCGAACTCCGTGCTTTCCGTGACCTGATCGAGCAGGCTACCGGCCTTGTCATAGACCATGCCTGCGACTTTCTCCAGGCCGGTCAACTTGCTAACCGTCTTGGCGACCGCCTCCAATGGCCGGAAAGTGAACACCTTTTGCGCGATGATCGCATCAGCACGCTTTGTTACCTCGGCAGGCGTTGCAGCTTTTTTCTCCCACTTCTCGGTCAGCTTGTCAGCGACGGCAGGCTCAGCGGCACGAAGCGCCTCGATGTCAGCATATCCGCGCGTGCGTGCCTCGATGTTCAGGTAACGCGCCTGGTCAGCGGCCAGTATTGATTGACTGCTACGGCTGAACTGCGGTAAATTGTTGTCGCTATCCGCTCCCGGCGTGCTGCCATTCTCCGTAATGTCACGCTGCGTAGCAACAGAAGTTGCATCGGATGCCAAGGGGTTAGCGCCCAATCCGTCGCGGGCCAGCGAAGCGGCAGATTGCGTAGGTCTATGAGTAGCCAATCCTGCCTTAGACGCACCTACCCCAACCTCATTATCTTCAAATGCTGTTATTGCCCACGCATTTGAGCCTGGATTCTTTGCCAGATAAACGTAATAGTCGCCGTGCTTTATTTCAATGTTTGTGCGACCACCATCATCAGCCATCGTTCCAGAAGCAACAACCCTCACCATTTCTTGCAGCAACTCTTCTGCCTGCTTGCGCGTCAAGTGATCTTTGCGCATTCTCGCTTCGATGATATGGGCAATCCCCATGGCACCTTTGGTTTGATTGTTGGCCTTGATCTTTCCCGTAGCGCCCCAAACAAAATCAACCCATCCAAGACCATCGCGGTACATCGCGCGATGAACGGTTGTTTTGTCTTTTAATGCGTGCTCAAGGCTTGCCAATCCACGATCAATGTTTGCGGCAACGCTTGTCTTTACAGACCGGCTGAATGAAATGCCGCCATCGCTTGCCGAAGCATTGCCGCGCTCAACGAAGTTCTGCGCTGGGATGATCCAGTTGCGGATAATCTCGTCGTCGGTCAGATGCATATCTTTGAACTTGGAAAAGTTCTCGCGCAGCCAGGTGCGAATCGCCGCGACCGCACGCTTGACGAATCCCAATGTCGGGTGTGTTTGCGACAGCTTGGCTAGTACCTCTTCTGCGGCCTGCCTGCGCTGATCCAGATTATCGAATTTCAGGCCATAGGCTTTCGCACGCTCCTTGACAAGTTCCGGCCTAGCCGATGCAAGCTGATCGAGAATGCCATCGAGTGCATCGCCAAAGACGCCACGTAATCCGAAGTGTCCCAAGCCCTCATGTTGCGTGACGCGGATCACGTCGGCGACGTTTCTCAACTGAGAAGAAACGACGTACACGGCACCATCATAGAAGAACGCTTCAGGCTCGCCACTGGCACCGGCTGATTTTTGCTTGGCATCGTAGTCGCGCACAGCCTGCGGTACATCCTGCGATTGCATATCAGTGACGACGACGACTTGCGGCTTGGTAGCCCAACGATCAACGACGGCTTTTACTACCTGCTCGACATTCGCGCGGGTTTCCTCGTCGCTTCGGCCAATGATCGAATCATTGACGCCAGCCGTACCGCCATCGCGGCTCATTGTGATGTCAGGATTCGTGCCGTCGAAGTTGCCGTTGTTGCCGGTCGCTGATTTGATATGCGTATTGCTGACAGGAATCCACGAAAGCCCTCTATGGCCTCCCTCTGGCGTGCCGCCCTCATCAACAATGATGCCATCGAACGGCTGTCCTGTTTCTTGAATCCAGTCAAGCAAGTCACGCGCATCAGTCCAGTCCGGCAATCCGCTCGATTGCAACTCGGTGCCATTGCCGTACTTGTTTAAAAACTCGCGCTCGAACACCCGACGCACGGCAGGTATGCGGGTATCGAACGGTTTTTGAATCGACAGATATACCGGCATCGTAGCCTGGGCATCAGCACGTTTCTCCGTCGCATTGATGCTCGATGCAGATGGATGTGTGTAGACGGCTGCGTAGTCGGGATTCTCAGTGAAATGCGCACCTTCCTTGAACTCGGTAAACGATGCGCTTGGCGTGCCGTGATAGACGACCAGCGGCTTTCCTTCGGCATCGACAACCTTGCTGTCACCGAACCACTGCTTAAATGCTGGCGTATCGGTCTGATTGCTGCGGCTGAACATCGCCACGCCTTTATCTGTTTCCTTTGTCTGGATCACCTTGAAAAGATTGTCGAATGCCGCGTCAATTACATTGCGCTCTTCGCCCTCGGGATAGGGTTTCATGTCAAGCGCCGCGTAATACTTATTCTCTACGGCATTGACAAGGTAATCCGATTGATTGCCAGCGCCGGTCATCTTGTCGAATACATACGACTCGAACGCGCGAGCACCCATTTCCTCGGGGCTGCTCCAATAGTCGCCAGTGCGGTAGTTGTCAATGGCCTTCGCTTCGATCCGAAATTCTGACGCGCCCTTGTACTTGATGGTTTCGTTTTCCTTAGCGTTGACCTTGCCAAGATTGTCGTTGATCGACTCGGCGAGCCTGGTCAATTCTCGGCCAGTGCTATTGATGTCTTGCTTGAGAAATGCCCTTCCGACGACCGACTTGTACAGCGTATTCATATCGCGCAGCACTGATCCGGTCATAAAGCCAAGCGAACTTTTCAGCTTCGACGGACTTTCGATATGAACCTGCTCGCCAATGTCGCCATCTTTCAGGCGAGCGNCAAGCGAATCCCACTGCGCAAGCTGCTCCTTGGTCGCAACTTTCTTGCCACGGTTATAGGTGCCGTCCGTCAGGTTTTGACGCAAACGCTGCACGCGGTATTCAATAGTCTGCCTCGTATCCTCAAGGCGCTTTTGTGCTTTCGCGCGAACGATGTCGGCATCCGTAGTCTGCGACTGCTCCGAATACATCATTTTATCGACGACGTTCTTGATCGCCGCGATCAACTCTGGCCGCGCCTCTGACTTGTAGCCGTGACCATTGGCAACGACGCTATCCGATTCTGCCCTGCCGCTATTGCGAGCAAAGTAATGATCGACCGCGTGCCACCATTCATGCGCGAGCGAGCCAGCGCCTTTGATCTTCGTGAGATTGATGACGACCGCGCCAGGCTCATAGTGCGCTGCTGCTGAATTCTTGCCACCAGTGCCACGCGCACCGAACGCAATGGCAAGCTGACCATCGAGTGACAGCGCCTTTGGAGGCACGCCAATCGTATCGGCAAGATCGAGCAACGCATCATAGGCATGGTTCAGTGCGGCCTGACCATCGCCACCCATGTTCCAATTACCGAATTCGCCTGCGCGGAATCCAAACGTATCCTCGAACATGGCGGTAGTGACGTCGCCAGTTCGGCGCTCAGCGCCTTTGCGCTCGATGCGATCAAGCCACGGACGCTCAGGGAATGAGAACTTGTGCTCAATGATTTCAGCCGGATTCTTGACCATGTAAAGCATGGCGTCCTTATCCGTATCGAATCCGCCCTTGACCAGCGCACGCTTGCGATCCGTCACCTGACGGAATATGCCGTATGCCTTTTCAACGGTTCCATCAGCCCGTTTCTTTTCGTAGCTGTAGACGCGATGTTTTTTGGCGACGACAACAATCGGGATGTCGGCCTCGGCCTCTTCCTTCGTGGCGTACTTGGTGCTTGTGACTCTGGTAACTGCGCCCTTCATGCGCTTGTCACCCTCGGCCATGATCTGCCACTTTCCGACATCCTCTGGCCGCGAGAATCGTCCTGCCTGAATCTCCATCGCAAGGTAAGGGCGAATCCATGCGGGACGATCATCCTGCGGCATGGACATATACCGAGGGCCAAGAGGACGCGCGGTATCCTTGCGAGCACCGCCAATCTTCTCGCCGAAATCGGCAATCTTCGATTCCTGCGAATCGGCACGCTTGGACTGGTCAGCGGGCATCGACTCTACGGCAGGATCGGGCTTCGCAGGCTCGATCAATTCCGCCTGTTTGATGACTTCCTTTGCCCTGCCCTCCTGATATTTCGCCTCGGCCTCAACCAGCGTCTTCATATGCGACGCGGCCTCTTCGCCAGTCGTGCGCTCGATTGACTGCAACTGATTGTCGGATACCGCCTCGGCAACCGTCTTGTACTGGCTATCGCCAAGCGCACCAGTGTCGTTGTATCGCGTGACCTGATACATGCCTGGTTGCTGAGCAGATGGCGTAATCACACTCGTCAGGCCGGTGCTGCTGATGTAGACCGGCATTTCGCCAGTATCGAGCGCGGCTTGAGCGTCTTTGGTCGCAGCTTCCTTGAGCGCATGAAGAGCGTCGATATGCTCTTTCGACAGTGGTGCTGCGTCTTTCACGCTCTGGCGAAGATCGGCGAGCGTCGGCGCTTCGGTCTTTGCTTGTTCGCCGCCCTCAACAACCGTCCACCCCTTAACGCCGTCCTCATGCGTCGCCGTCTTGACGGCATGTTCAACCCCGGTACGCTGCGACTTGTTGAACGCAACAACCCGCGCGGTATCCTTGTCAGAAAAGAAGTTGAAACGTGCGTCGCCAGTCGGGTCTTGCGGGACAAACTTTGTCAGGTTGATAGCCAGCTTTCCTGCTGCCATGCCTGAATCAATCGGCTCTGCATACCAAAGTTTGTTTTCGGCGTCCCACTTTGCCCCTGCCTTTTTGGCGAACTCCTTACTTTGGAATGGCACCAGCAAATAGGTTTTCGGAAGCGCGTCTGTACCTCCAACATCAACCGTATTTTTTGCCGTCTTTTCTGAATCGACAGTCGATAGAACCTTGATGCGATCACCAGAGATTCGCACTGATCCTGTTTCTTCGCCATCACGGCGCACTGAAATCAGCCTGCCGCCATTGATGACAAGCTGAACTGTTCCCTGCCAGGCAGTATCACCCTTCATCGTCGGCGACACTTCGACGCGCGAGCCAAAGAAGCGATCTTCCTTGTCGGTCTTGCCAAATGGGTATTCGTTCTTTTGTTCGGTCGATGGTGCTGCCTCTTTCTTGCCTTCGCGCAGATCATCCATCACGCTCTTGGCTTCGTCGGCCAGATCGGGCCTGGCTTCGGCGATGTAACTGGCAAGCGACGCCCTGAAATGCGCAGGCGCTTCCTCAATCACGCGATCAACGTCAGACTTGCGCAGCGTCTTGATCGAATCGGCTGCAACGGAAATGAATCCGTCAAGCTGCTTCTGGCTTGCGATCTGTGGCGTGACCTTCGCGCCAAGATGCGACGGAGCCAATGGCCTATCGGTCTTCGGCGCTTCTGCGGTCAGTTTGTCCAGCGACTTTTGAGCGCGATCAATCCGCTTTTCGACTTCGGACAACTGTCGCTCGATAGACGAACCAGCAAAATCGCCGCCATTCCATCCGCGCTCAGCAAGCCTTCTGTTGCGCCATGCGTCCTCAAGCACGCGACGGCGCTCGGCTGTCATCGGGCCTGATTCAAGTTGACGCACCTTTGCATCGCCCAACTCGTACCAGCCCTGAGCATTTTTCTCTGTCGGCATCGCAGGCAACTTCATTGCATCGACTTCTACCTTGTCTGCATCGTATGCTGCCTTCAGCCCCGACAACTCCTGCTGCTGCATACGCAGGCGAGCCAGCGTGCGTGCCGCCGATACAACGCTGCGGAATCCTCCCGCCTGCCCTTCGGTATAGCCCATCATGCTCAGCGCGGTTTCTGCGCTTACAACATGCGTCTTGCCATCCTTTTCGACCGTGAATTGATGCACGACATCGCGGCCAGTTTCAGCATTGGTTTCTGCCTTCTCCCAATCCGATACGCGGCTTGTGCGATCCTCTCCGCTCTTGTCGATAAACGACATCGGTTTCCACTGCCACGAATACGACACCAGCTTTGCGCCACTCGGGCCAACAATCGGGTTCGAGAATGCAATCGTTTCGCGCGGCTTCGTGCGCGTCGTGGCCGATTCGGCCTTTGCCGTGCTGGCAGGCGCTTCACCAAGCAAGTCGCCACCGCCAAGCAAATCCTTCTGCCCGGTAAGGTTGTCTTCGGCGCTCTGGCCTAGCTGGAATAAATCGGCTGCGGCTTCTGACCGGCGCTTGACCTCGGCTTTCTCGTCAGCCTTTTTCTTGGCTTCGGCCTCCGCGCGTTGTGTTGCCTCGGCCTTTGCCGCCTCTGCTTCTGCCTCGGCATTCGCTTTGGCAAGATCAGCTTCGGTCTGACCCGATAAGGTCAGCTCTCCTGCTGGCTGCTCGGGCCTTGCATTTTGTCCTGATTCTCTTCCGCGATCTTCAGTAGTTCCTGTCCCGCCTTCACTTGCGACGGTTCCAGGTTCTTCTGTCCGTGTTTGACTAGCACTGACCCCAATAGCGCTGCCGCCATTGGGTTGTTGGCCGCTGTCTTGGGTGCTGGAATTGACATTGCTTTCTCCTGGTTGTCCGGTTATTTTCGCCAAAATGTCTGCCGGTGTCACCTGCTCGCCAAACATATCCGGCGTGCTCGACGTTTCCATTGCGCCGGTCACGTAGTCAGCAAGTTCCTCGGCCAGTTTCGCCTTGCCCACTGGCCGCGTCATGTACGTGCCGGAATAGAACAAGCGGATTACCGCAACCGTCAGAGGATCGAGCGGCTTGCCAGTTTCGATGTCGTTCTGTACCGTCGCGTCATAGATCGACGTTCCTTGCTTGCGCACTTGACGGATCAAGTGAACGGCTTGCATCAGGTTGCCGGTAACATCGACGTCAGGATTGATCGTGCCAAGGCTCGCGGAATCCCGCATGTTGGCCCACGTACCGGCCACTTCCTTGAGCGCTTCACCAATCGCCTTGATGTCGCTGTCCATGCTCTCGAACATATCTTGGACAAGTTCGGCATCACCAAAGGCGCGCTGCATCAGCGCGGCCTGAATGCGCCGGACACCATCAGGCGAAATCGTGCCATCAGCGCCCATCATTCCGGCGACGTCTTGACCATCGGCCACCAGACGACCGACGAATGCACGCACGAAATCCCGATTCGCGGCGCTCGCAATGTCGTTGCCCTTCAGTTCCGAAATGACTTCGGAATCAATGAGCCGGGCATCCTTCCTTGCCATTTCGGACGGCGACATGCCCAAGCCCTGAGCCTGGCTTTTCGCCGCCATGTTTTGCGTGTTGCTCTGCTCGGAGTACAGTCGGATAAGAACAGGCTGATTTTCTTTCGCGGTTTCAGCGGGATTTATGCCATAAGAATCCGAATCTGCGGTCATCTCCTGGCGGTAATTCCCGGCAAGACCTTCCTCGTATGCAGCGCGTGCCGCCGCTGATCTGCCGTTGCTGAGCGCAATAAAATCGCCTTCGTTCTTGGCATTGAATGCAGGGTTTACCCTTCCATCGGCAAAGTGCGACGGCTGCAACTGCGACGCATCGACAATCGCGTACTGGAATGGGACGCGCTGGCCGTCAGACATTACCGCGACATCGTGCTTGCCAAGCAGTTCGGGCCTGATCGCGTGCTTGCCGCCAACCGCATACACCATCGGAGCGCCGGAATCTGGCGTGCGGCTCGGGCCAAGGCGCATGTAATCCAGATTGTTTTTCATGCCCTGCATTTGCGTGACTGACGCCAATCGCTCTCTTGCCCTGTCCTGCGCGTCAATGTTTTGCATCGCGGCAGGTTCGGCAGAATCAGTCCGTGGCGCGACCGGGGTAATCGGCATGATCGTCATCGGTTCTTGCGGCTTGACCGGCTCGCCGTTGAATTCCGCCTTCAGTGCGTCCCATTGCGCCGTGCCTTTCTTGATCGACGCGGGTGCGATACCTTTCTGCGACAGGAACGAAAACCAGTTCTTTTTAGGCACCGCCTTTTCTGGTGCGCTCGCTGGCTGCTGAGCCAATGAATTCGCCGCTGCAGGGTTTTGCTGCGCTGCATCAGGTTGTGTTTTGGGCACCACCCCTGGCGCGGCTGCAGTTTGTGGCGCTGCAGGAATTGGCTGAGCGGCAGGGGGAGCGTTGCGCTGCTGCTGTGCCTGCGCTTCCTGCTGAGATAGCAGGTCTACAAGTTGATCCTGTTCCTGCTGTGCAAGACCTTGCGCACGCTGCTTGTCTTCAAGTTCAGCGATGCGTGCCTCGATGTCGGACGGCGCGACGACGTTATTCTCTGCACCGGCAGGCGGTGTAGACGATTGCTGCGGATCGCCAATGCGGAACCCATAGGCTGCGGCAACCTTCTCGGGATCGCCAATATTGGCCGTCAGGAATTCACGCTCTTGGCGCTCGGCATCGGTCAGGTATTGAGCCTCAATGCCGGGTATGACTACTTTCTTGCCGTCAATAACGACATTGGTGCTGCGCGTACCGCTCGATTTTTGATTCAGAGCGTCAAGTCGCTGCTGTGCCTGAGCAGATACATCCTGCGCGGTCATCGCAGGCGCGTTGCCGCCAGTCGGTGCCTCACCAGGCGATACAGCGCCGTCCGGCTGCTGTGCCTCTGGCGAATTCCATCGAACCTCAATGCCTGGCGCGGTCGATACGTTCTCGGTCTGCGCAGGCTGCTTGCCTGGTGCTCTCGGTGCATTGTGGCCTGCTATGCCAGCCATGCCGCCGCCCTGCACGCCACCGCCAGCCAAACCGCCGAACGCCTGATTCAGCGCATCGTCCGTCACATTCACGGACGGATCAGCGTTTTTCATAGCAATGTTTTCGGACATCGCCTGCAACCCGCTTTGAGGGAATTCCTCAAGCGCACCCTCAGAGATTGCGCCGCCAACCACGCGACCGACAACATTCTTGCCAACACCCTGCGTGATCGCCTTCGCCATGAAGCGATCACCGATACCGCCAAAGATACCAGTCGTGACGCCAGCCATTACAAGCGCCTGGGTTGCGGAATCATTCGCCAGTTTCGACCGGGCCTGCTCGAAGTCCATGCCCTGCGACATCAGGGTTTTCAATGCCTCCGAACCCTTCAACTGTTCCTCGTCCATGCCCATGATCTTGTCGCGCACCTGGCGGCTTGACTGAGCACCGGCAAGCGAACCCTCGATCACGCTACCAGCCGCACCAGCCGCCTTAGACGCAGCAAGTGCCGCAGCTTCAGGCGTCAGACCAGCCGCAATCTTGGCGGCAAATACCCCCTTGGCGATGCGCATGGCAGGGATCATCATCAAAGCCTGTTCCGGCAATGACTGCGCGGTAGTGCTCAGGTACGAGCGCGGGTCTGACCAAGCATCGCCGAGCGTGCCTTTCTCAGAATCCCACCATTTTTTCTCGCCTGCCGCCTTCGTTTCGTCAGACAGCGCGGCTTGGCTCTGCTCAATATTTCCCTTCAGGATGTCTTCGCTGGCCCTGCCGGTCACGGCTTTGTCAACCGAATCTATGCCGCCGACAATCATCTTGCCGACGTGCGGAATGCGCCCGGTCAACTCGCGCAGATCAAGCGCCGCCATGTCGACACCGCTCTTGAGCAGATTGCCGGTATCCGACAAGATTCCTGGCCGATCATCCTCGCCACTGACCTTGCGCTTAACCGCAGGATAGATACCGAATGCCGCCGTCTTGGCATCGTTCAGTTCGCTTGCGCTTGGCTCGACAACTGGTTCATTGGATGGACTTCGGACGCGCTTGCTGATGGCATCTATTGCATTTGATCCATGCCGCAATATTGCGCCGCCAACACCCTCAGCACTAATTGCCTGATCCATCGGCAAATATTCTTTGGAGTCAGCGATTCCGTCTGCCTGATCCAGCGACAGGTAATTAGTATTTGCCATGTGTCACCGTATCAGAGTGGACGAATTTTCAATTCACCGTTTACCTTCTCGACCACTCCCTTTCCGCCATTCTTGAGATTGACAACCGTACCTTCCTTGTACTGTGGAGTCTTGTTGTCTGCGCTCGAAGACGCGCCGGAAGATGCGCCAGGCTTTGCAGCCGCACCCGGAGCGGACGGCGCTGCGATATATCGAGTTTCCGAATACTCGCCCTTCGGAGAAACGTCCGTGACCCAAATATTTCCATGCCGGTCTTTCTGCTGGATTACGCCGCCGCCAAGCATCTGATTGGGGGTAAAGGATGACGTCATACCGTCTTCGACCTTGATGACGCCAAGCTGAGCGGCACGCAACTCCTGAGGTGACGCATCGGGGAATCGCTCTTTGTAAAGCGCCGCTGCCGCTTGACCCTTCGCGCCTTCGTTTCCAAGCGTCGGATCGACGCCCTTTGCAATGGCCTGTATTGTCGTCGGGGTGGCGGTCGGATTGTTTTGCACTGCAACATCGCCGCGAATCGTCTGATCGACCGACTTCTCAGCGACTTGTGGCAAGCCAACATTGACCAGCGCCGTTTGATCTGGCCGCGCATTCGGGTTGTCGATTCCGAAAGTCTTGGTCTGCGCCTGGCGCTGAGCGACCGGCAACACGGCATCGACACCCTTGATGCCGACATACTTTGCGATGTCGGGGTTTGCCATCATATCGGGGGCTTGGATACCGCCAAGCGCGACGTTTCCTGCAATGCCTGCCTTGCGGTCTTCCTGCGCCTGGCCGAATGTTGTCGCGGCCCTGCCATCTGCTGCCGCCGCGCGTTGATCCTGGTGCGCGTTGAGCACCATGTTTACCGTCTTGTCGATCTTGTCCAGACCTTGCAGCCCTTTGGCCGCATTGACAACAGTCGTTGTACCGTCAGGATTCTTGACCGTAATTTCCCAAGTCTTGACCTTGGTTCCGTTGACATCGGTTTCGACTTGGCGCGGGGTAACACTGGCCGGATCAATCCGCGTGTCGCCTGACTCGTTGAATTTCTTGATCGCGCCCTGAATGTCGCCAGCATTGAGCAGGTTCAGCGCGTCAACAGCGCCTTCCTTCTTTACTGTGTCCACTGTTTGCGCATATTGCATCGCGGTTTGTGGATCGAGCTTGCCGTGCTTGGCGCGGATTTGCAGTTGCGTGCCGATGTCATTGAGCCAGTCAATGTGATTCGGGCGCTGCAAGGTTGGCGCAACCGGAGCAGGCGTAGCAGGCGCGGCAGGTGCGGCAGGCGTTGTGCCATCAGCCGCAGGTGCGGCACCAGCATTCGCATTCGCAGCCTTCCAGTCGGCCATCTGCTTTTCATAGGTCGCCTGCGCATCCTGATTCGCTTTGACGATCGAACCGGACGCAGAGCCAGAAGCGGCATCAGCCATTTCCTTTTCAATCGCCGCGTTCTGCGCAAGTTCGCGGCCTTGGCTTGCAGCCGTGCGCGTGGCAATGGCCTTGTCGATCTGACCGTGCGATTCGTAAATACCGGCCATCTGGTGAGCGCGGTCATAGTCAACCTGGTACGTTTCCGGTTTCGCGGAGTAAGTCTGATCGCCCATCTTCCAGGTGGACGGCGCACCATCGGCACCAGGCACTTCCTCAAGCTGAACCTTCGAGGCGTCGGCAAGATCGCTTTCAAGCGCCTGCTGCTTCATAGCCTTGCCAAGATCAAGGCCCGATTGAATGCCTTGCGCTAAGCCAGCCGCCAAGCCGCCGCTACTGTAAACATAATTTGCCATATCAGACCTCTACCATTTTCAGACCAAGGCGCTCGTAGTCAACCCGAGCAAAGCCGTCTTCGCCATATGACACGGCTTCCGGCACGATTGGTTCAACCTCGTCGGCCATGACGCCACGAAAACGCGAACCTGGATTGTCCCGATACTCGAACTCGTAGATTCCAAAGCCGCGCTTGTCTTCGCCGACGCGAGAAATCTTCTTTTTCAGACGACGGTCAGAGGCCGCAACCATTGAATTCGCAACCTCTGAAACCTCTTTATCTATTCCAGACGCAGCCACGTTGACCGCATTGTGAATACTCAGAATTTCAGCTCTATACCTATCGAACCGTTTTGGATAATTCTTGCGAATATGCGCAGCCCGATTACCGCCGTCGTGCCATGCCGTGCAACCCAGGCAATCGCCAGATAAGTTTTCCGCGTAGTACGAGGGAACCCTCACGCCATGCGCTCGCATGATTGCGAAACAGTCTTCGTCCGATTTGTCCTGAAATGGGTACAAAAACTCGATCCCATCAACAACATCGCCGGACGACAACGGGCCGCGCAGATCGTCGCATGACTTCTGGCCCCGAATAATCAAGGTGATTCCATCGGAGATCATTCGTTGATGCAATGGGATCATTACCGTGCGAGCACAGCACGACACGCGATCTTGCATCAATTCTGTCTTGCCGACGTTGCACTCATGGGCTATTGCGCTTGACGACCACGGAACCACATCGGCAGGAATCCCATGTTGTTTCTTTACGGCAAAAACGTCGCCTTTGACTCGCACGAAATGATCCACAAGGGAAGCGAAAGCGTCTACCAGTGCCGCCGTTTCTGGATGCGTGTCGCCAGTGTCAAGGTGATAGACGGTCATCCTGTCCCAATAAGGCATCATGGTCAGAAGAAGTGCGACACTATCCTTGCCTCCCGACAACTGAAAGGCGATGCGCGAATGGCGAGAAAAGATTTCGTCGATGTTCATTACATTACCGTTGCCGCTGCCATCAATCCAGTGCCAACAAGAGCGCCCACACCGCCCTGCGCCTGCACCGCAGCCTGTTGCGATTGGTTGTATGCCGAAGTCTGCTGGCCTGTCATCGAACTCAAGCCGCTGACATTCAAGCCCTGCCCCTGCATGATCGTGCCGTTGCCCTGAGCCAATCCTTGCAGGTATTGCGCGGCAGGAGTCGCCGCTGCACTGACAGTCGAATTGCCAGCCGAAGTTCCAGTGCCGGTCGCACCCTGCGATTGCGAAGGCAGATTCGCCCCCATGCCAGCCGCAGCCATTTGATTCGAGAAATCCGTAGCAACGCCATTGTTTCGCGCGGTCGTTGCAGCCGCAGCCGTGCTCGCGGCCTTGCCAAGGTTCAGGCCGGTCTGCATCGCAGCAAATTTGCCGGAATTGGGGTTTACCCCCATCGACTCCATTGAGCGCTCTTGCTGAGCCTGAGCGCTTGCCTCTGCAGCTTGCTCATCGCCAACAGCCTGCGACACTTGGCCTTCAATGGCAGCATGGACGCCGGGATTCGTGTTGTAGCGATTCGTGCCTGTAAGCGCCTGATTTGAAAAGCTCGCCTGCAGAGGTGCGGTGTTCTGCTCATACTGGTTGAATAGTTGCGTGCCCTGAGCGTCCGACGTATTCATTGCCGCCGTTTCGGCATTCACGACCGGCTGAGTAGCCGCCATCGTCGTGTCGTATTGCTTTTGGTTCTGAGCAAGTTGATCTTCGCCAAGCTGCTGACCCATCTGTGCGGCTTGCGTCGATGCACCAGCCAATTGAGAATAATCGGGCGCTTGGACGGTCTGAGGCTTTCCGCCTTGAGGCAGGATGTTGCCGCCAGGATGACGCTGAAATGCCCGTTCGGGCAGCATATAGAAGTGTGTGCGGAAGGTCGTCATTTTCTGATCCCCAACCATCTGCACTTCCTGCGCGGCATGGTCAAAACAATTAAGTCACAGTCACCGGCACCGCCCTCGATCCGGCACGTATCCTCGAATCCCAAGTGCCGGTCAAACTTGAGCGCGTCGGCATTGTCAGCGTCAACCAGCGCAATCACTACATTGCAATTCAACTGCACAAAGGCATAGTGAAATACGAACCACAGAAATTGACGAGTAAGCCATCGCTTGTTAGACCCGGCAACGTGCATCGCGCATCGCGCGTTCGGCACATAGTTGTCAACCACAACCCCGCCAACTAGCTCGCCATCCTCTTCAATCCCAATCGCTTCGTATGCGCCCCAGGCACAGCCAAGCCTAGAGGCAACCCATTCCCCAACTCGCTCCTTGTCATTGACGATGCGCTTTGCCATTCCATAATGGTTGCATACTTGCCACGAACTACCCAACTGGCTTCTTGTATTTGTCCTTGACCGCCTTGATTTGGCTGTAAAACGGCTCGACTTTGGGCAGGCCACCCGCGTCCATCGCGTGCCAGAGTGCGTCAAGTTGATCCGCGAGTGACGGGTATTCCTTCTGCCGCAGCTTGCGGTAGTCCTCGCTATGCTGGATTAACATAAGTGAACTCCGCGTCAACGTGGGGGAAAGCGATAATCCTGATCGAGTACGTGCCAGGATGATCGAACGCGAGCGTTGCCGTTGCCTCAGCGCAATCGTAGGACGCGGCATTGATCTGAATCTTGCACGGAATCGGAAGATCGCTGAGCACGGCACCAGTCAGGACGGCAGGATTGGCAGGACGATCAACCACGGCACCGGCAACGACGTACTTTGTCGCAGCCTGAGCCAGAAAATCCCCTACAACATGAGGATGCGTGCCAGGCGCATTGCAGATCATGTCGGCCAGGTCATCCTTGAATCTTCCTGATCCAGTGATTTTCCCCGCTGCATCGTAAAAAGTAATGTCCATCGCCTATCTCATGTTGAAGAACCAGAGCAAACGCGCGGTATCGTATGCCTGATTGTCTTGATAGAAGCCGACCGTGTGATACCCGGCTGACAGACTCACCTGATACACCGACGTCGCAGGCCCGTTGATTGTTCCGCCGCTGCCATCGGACACGCCGACCGCGTGAAAGTTGAAGACCGAGGTTCCGTCAACAACGAGAACGAAGTCGCCGTCGTAGACATTCGATGTCCCTCCGGTATAGCAGACACAAGACAGGTTGCCTGCATCAGTGGCGGTAAATCCCATCGTGCCGCCGCCCGATATGCTGCCGTTGATGCCGATGGCATTGCCTGCAACCTTGAGCGTGCCAACTTCCGCATTGCCGATCTTCGCATTGACAATCGCCGCGTCCGTGATGAATGCCGTTCCGATTGCGCCTGCGCCGATGTACGTCCAGACGTTTCCAGAATTGATCTGGTCAATCGTTGCCATTGCACCGGCACCAAGGCCAGAGAGTGAAACTGAACCGCCGCCAGCGCCAGAGAGCGTGCCGTCGGAATTTACCGTGATGTTGCCATTGAAAATGTTTGATGGCTGGCTAGAAATCAAACTCCAATCGAGCGCCGTTCCCGCGCCAAAGAGAACCGTTCCGCTGCTGTCCTTGATCGTCAGGCCGCGAGAATCAATCTGCGATGCCGTGATGCTTCCCGCGTCGATCAGCGACGAGGAAATATAACCAGAGGTAATCTTCGAGGCATCGAGGCTGTATATCTTCGCATTCGTGATTGCCGCATCTGCAATCTGAGCCGTGCCGATAGCTGCCGTTGCGACCTTTTCAGTCGTGATCGCAGCGTTTGTAATATGCGCCGTGCCGATTGACGCCGTGGCGATCTTTGAACTTGTGACCGCTTCAGTACCGATCAGCGCTGTCGTGATCGCCGCCGTCTGAATCTGCGCCGTGCCAACAGCCGCGTTGGAAATCTTTGCCTGAACAATGGCACCATTTGAAATCTTCGCCGTGTCAACCGCCAAATCCGCGATCTTCGCGTTGTCGATTGCCGCGTTGATGATATAGCCCGACTTGATATAGACACCGGCAGGAACAAACACCCCGCCAATCGTCGTGTCAGTCAGCAGATCAATGAATGGCGCGTCGCCATAAACCGACGACAACACCGACATCAGGTAGGCAGGATCGAGAGACGTCGTGCCATGTACACCATCCGTGCCTTGGAATGGGCCTGGCGTGTTCGTGATCGACACGAAGCGCACCCAATAGTAAACATTTGCACCGGCACCAATCGCGTCGGAGAATGATGTACCGGGAGACTGGCCGATTAGGACGGCATCGCTGAAATTGTTTGTCGGCGCACGCCACACTTCCGCATAGGCGTGCCCCAAATATGAAGGCGTGTCCCATGTCACGATCAGGGTAGCAATGGCACCATCTGCAGCGACACCCGTTGGCGCGGGAGGAACAATGACATCACCCGTTGGCAAAGTCATAAAGCCCGACGAATCGACCGACACTACTCCGGTCGCCACCAATGATGCCTTGGTCACAAACGATTTGTTTCCGTCTCCGAATGCTTCCCTTACCCGATCAAGAAACCGCTTCAGATCAGGAGGAAGCGGAGAAACTATCGCTGGAAGGTCAGACATTTGCCAACTCTGCGACGGATTCAGCGATTGATACCTGGAATACCTCAGCCGTACCAGACACTTCAAACTCGATGTCCTGATACATATTTGAGCCAGGCAACTTGAATGGATTGCGCTCCGTCACGGTTTGCGTCCAGAACAAACCATTCTCGTTGTAGAACTTGATCGTAAGGGGATAGGTTTCCGCATCAACAGACGCAGCGACGAAAGACATTGGATGCGGAAGCGAGAACTTCTTGCTGTGCCAAACGTATGATTTTGCCGAGCCGGTATGCCATGACACGATGTTCGAGCCGATGACCAGATACAGGGTATCGCGCTGCAGATCGTTGTAACCGGCCTGAGCGTAAACATCGTGGACGTTGAATGCCTTTGTGGACGGATCGTAAACAAATCCGCCTGATGTAAGCCCTGCGAAGCTGCCGCCAGTCCAGAAGCCCACGTACTTATTCTCCCACGCATAGGCATGAATCGACGTAGGGTTTAACTGCTGCCATTGATCCTTTGTAAAAAGCTCTTGCGTAGCGATTTCCGAGCCAGCCGATGACAGCGAAACGATGCCATCAGGAGACGCATACAGCACGGCACCATTCATTGAGACAATCGAGCGCTTGGACACGCAGGCTTGCGTGATGTCGCTTGGCACTTCCACCATGTTTGAGGGGTCGCTGCCCTGGTAAAACGATGGCTTGCCAGTCGTGAGCACAACAACCGTTGTATCCATGACGCCAAGCCCGACAATCGGATAAGGCACCGTCAGGATGTAGGACGCCGGGAAAGTGAATGGACGATACGGAGGGCACAGATACAGATCGCGCCCCATGAACCCCGCCATTCCGCCATTGGGAAGCGACACAAATCCCATGATGCCATCAGGCGGTGCCGTCCAGCCAATCGAAGGGCAAACCTCGCCGAGATTAATTGCAAGCGTCGTGTCAGAAAACGTGGTTTCAGAAGCCGCAATCTCAGCGACAAAAAGGTATGACGCCGTTCCGCTTGTGCCGACAACCGTGCGGTAGATTCGCTTGGTCGCAATGTTCGTGCTGCCAACCGTCGGCACGGCAAGCGCCGTCAGTGTGATGGTGTCGCCAACCATCGCATCGACAAATCCAGATGGATCGGCAGGCTCAGACTCTTCGCCCCACGACGTCACGTTCGTATAGGTGTACGCGCGGGTTTCGGGTATTCCAGTTCCTGCACCATCAGTATTCGCAATGCACGGATTGAATGGCTTTGGCACGCCAAGATCATAGGCCGCGATGGGATATGAAGAGCCGCCGCCGAGCGCCATTTCATTGTTGGTTTTCTTTGGCTTGACGCCATCACAATAGTACGTGCGCTCTGTCGTGTCGCCAGCAATCGCACTCCGGCAAACATTGGTGTCTGATGTGAATTCAAACCAATACTCGACATCCGAATAGACATCCATGCCGAAGCGGTAGATTGAAACGACAGGGTATTTCGTGCATGACTTTACGAACGTCGTGTCAAGCATTCCGCGCAGGCTGTCGATATTCCAGACCTGAGTATTGTTGGCAATCTGCGCCTGGGTGTCGCCGATGTAACGAGGCCGCACGCGAGGCGCAATACCGCCAAACTGCTTGACGACGATTGATGCCATGCCATCTCCTAGCTTGCGTAAACACGAAACGGATTGAACTGCATCGACACATACTTGCGCACCGGATCGCTGAACAGTTTGTATCCAGCCATGAGCAACAGGTAATGATTGCCGAGGAAATACAGCTTGGCCCGATAGCACCAACCGAGTTGCCCTTTGGCGTTTGTGCATGACCAGTATTGGCGCATCGTCTTGCCTGAGTTCCAAGCGGTGTCATCTTCAACGTCAGAGCCGATGAACACCATGCCTGT